GAACTAGAAAAAGGGTTAGCCATAGAACCAAACACAGCACCTGTCTTTAAAAATTGTGGTATTTTAGTATTTAGTCTTTGTGCTAAAGACTGCACCTCATTGTAGACAAGCTCTTGTAAACCACCATTTCTTCCTGCTAAATCAAAAGCTGCAATTCTAGCTCGGGCTCTAGCATTAATTGTTGTTGGCACATCTTCTTGTCTAGTGATATCTCTAGCTTTTATTCTATATCTTTCTCCAATTTCATCTCTAAGTTTTTTATTTTCTGAAATGCTTTTATATTGCTCTTCACCTAATGTATTTTTTAAAAATCTCATTATTTCTGGCGAACCTTTTTTGTCAAACTTATACTGTCTATCTACTGTAAATTGCTCATGATTTATTGCATAGTCAGCTACCACCTCAGCGGCTTCATTGTCATTCTTACCTAAATTTAAATTGACACGAGGAGAAATAAATAAAGAGTCTGTTTTTAATTTATCCACCATCTCAGGTACTTTTTTACCTTCCTTTTTTTCTTCTTCTGTCAACTTACCTGGCACTGTTTTAATAGTTTTAACTTCGCCTACATAAAAATCATCCTTTGATAAGTTATTATCTTTCATATATTTGTTTATTTCTTTTCTTGTTTTACCTTCAAAAACTTTTGGTGATTCTTGTCCCTTTATAAAGTCAACTCTTCCACTAGGGATTTCAGGTTTTTCTTCTACTTTACCTTCTTCTACTTTATTTTCTTCTACTTTACCTTCTTCTTTAGTGTCTGTTTCTACAGCTACACCTGCTCGTTCTTCAAGTAGTGCTTTTTGCTGTGCTTGTAATTCTGCTAGTTGTTCATCTGTTAATTCACCACCTGCTTGCTCTATTTTTATTCTTTGTTTTTCCGCTGCTATTTCATCTTCAGTTGGACTAACAGCTTCTTTAGGAGGCATGTTTTTAGGGTTCAAACTAATATCCGCCAACTCATTTCTTTGTTGTACATTTTCTGCTTCTTTGGATATATCTTCTATAGATTCTTCTTTTGTAGATTCAGATTTGATGGCTGCTTTTGAACCTTCCTCATCTTCTTCTCTCACATCAGTTATTTTTTTAGCATCCATTCTTTGTTTAAAACCACCAATAGAACCTATTGGACCCATTAGAGTAACCGCAAATGCTGTTTCTACATATTCTTTTTGTGCACTTTCATCTGTTAAAGGTAGTCCTGCATAGTATCTTTCAAGTAATTGTTGTCCTATTTCAGTAGGAATTTCAGCTCCTAAAAATTTACCTGTACCTTTTGATACAGCCTCAGTAATACTTTGTCTTGCTATTTGTTCAGCAGTTTTTGTACCACCTTGCATAAAGTTTACACCTAATAATTTAGATACTCCTGATAACGCAAGACCCATTCTATCTAAAGCAGTTTGTGCAAAAGCTGTGGAATAAGCTCCTAATTCATTAATATCCACAGGTCTACCTTGTGATATATCTTCTTCTGCTTTTCTTTGCATATTACTACCTGCCATAGAAAAGAACACAGGTAATACTGGAGCTATAATTTTAGCAGCTACACCTGCGGGGCCAGGTACATACTTAGCTAATTGAAACCCACCGTAAATAGAGGCTAGTATAGGTGATTGTCCTGCTATCGTTGCTGGAACTTGAGATATTGCTTCACCCGTTGCGGCAAGAAGACCTTCTTTTTTGAATGTATCTTTAACTTTATCTAAATTATAACCAGGACGTTCAGTAATATTTTTTTCTCTTTCTATCCCTTCTAAAGCTGCTTCTTCTCCACCAACAAATGGAGCTGTTAAACCTGTACCAATACTAGATAAATAACGTTTAGTACCACCAATAAGAGCTTCACCAACACCAGCAGTTTCTTGCTGAGATGGGTCTAATTCATTTTGAGGTTGTTGTGTTGACCTTATATAATCAACAAGTTTTCGGGCATTTTCTGTGTCGCCTGCAGCGTGTGCTTTTTGTAAAGCTTCATAAACTTGGTTTATGTCGGCCATAATTAAACACCATAACCCTTCATTATTTCCTGTATGTAGGCAGGTATATTACCTGTGCCTGTAGAAACACCATAACCACTAGGGTCAGTAGACAAAGCAACAGAGTCAGCCGTCATTTTTGATTTAACTTCAAATATATCTGCTATTTTAGCTCTTAATTCTGCAGCCTTTTTTTCATTTCCAGCTCTTTCTGCACTTTTCAAAGCTAATTCATATTGTATTTGTTGTGCATTTAAACCTTCTATTATTTTTGCTGCTGCAGACGCAGTTTTTGCAACTGTTGGACCTGCAATACCAGCTACTTGTATATCTTTTGCTCTTTCTAGTGCTTGTTCATCTTGAGCTAGTGCTTGACCTATTAATGCTATACGTTCTGCTCTGTCTGTTTTTGCTAATTCAGCTTGAGCTTCAAATATATCTGCTTGAGTATCTGTGTAATCTTTTATTCCCTCAGTTGCTCCTGTTGCAATATTAGTTAATGCATCTGGAGATTGTCCTGCAGCGATATTAAGACCTGCATTTATTAGAGCCATATTTAAAGCACTTTTATCTTTTTCTTCTAGTTTTTTAGCTATAGATTCTCTTGCAGTGTCTTTTCCAACTAAAGCTTCTATTTCTTTATATCTATCCTGAATAGTTTTTTTAGTTTCAACTGTGTTTTTCTTAGGTGGTTTTGGACTAGGTTTACTTTTAGCAAAGGCATCACGCACTGCATCTAATTCTTCTTTAGTCATACCTGGAGCATCAGTATCATCATCATCTCCAAATAGACTAGAAATAATTGGAATACCGAGACCACCAGCCACTATTGTTTTTTTAGGATTATCTCTTAAAACTTTACCTGTTTTTGTAAGTAAACTTGGATTGTCGACTACCTCATCAACTGCTTCACCTGCTACAACACCAGCAGCCACATCTTTACCTTTACCTTTAAAAAGACCTTTAGCTTTGTTAAATATTCCACCTAATCTATATCTTGGAATAATCCCACCCTCTTTAAATGACATATTAGGAGCAGGTAATGAACCAACACCACTTGAAGCTAACATACTAGGAGTTATTTCTGGTTGTGGTGTACCAATACCCTCTGTAACTGGTGTCATTGCTTGGGGGGCCATTGAGCCTAATCCCATTTGCATTGGTTGTGGTTTGCTCTCAGCTACAAGTTGCTCTGCAACTGATAGGGGTGGTGTTTGGTCAGCTTGATATCTCTCACGCATTTCTTTACGTCTTTGTAACTCACCTAACGCAAGATAGATAGGAACTTCACCCATAGGTTGTTCTACATAATTAACCAAATCTGAATCTGGTAATCCTTTTAGTCTATCTTGTATTTGTATAATATTCATGCCATTTACCTTTTAATGTACAGTAGATTCATCTCTTTCAGTTAATAAATTATCTAATATCTGGTCTAAAAGTAACCACTGTACCTCTGTTAATTCAGTTAATCCCTCTGGTACATATTTATTTTTTGGTTCATATAAATATAAAAAAGCTTTCTCTAGTTTCTCTTTACTTAATAATTCTAAATTCATACTACCTAACCTCCTGTTAACTCATTTGGTTATATAATCCCAATCCTGCAATACCAAGTCCACCAATCTGACTAGCTAAACTAGGTGCTGGAGCATATTGTACTTGTGTTGAACCTAATGCACCTGCAGTACCACGAAGTATGTTTGATTGAAACTCCAATAGTCGTCTTGCTTCGTCTTGTTGCTCTTTGAAGTTTTGGTATTCTAAGTTTGCAATTTCTTGGTCTAGTGCTTGTTGTTGACCTGCTGTAGCTGCTTGAGCTTTGAGTCTTTCTAACTCTGCAATCTGTTGGTCTCTACCTAATTGACCTTGAGCTTGACCTGCTTGTAGTCCAGTACCTAATCCTGAAATACCTAAGTCTGCTTGTAGTTTAGTACCAAACTGTTCACCTGCTTGCTCTAATTGTCTTCTTTCTCTCTCAGCAGCAAGAGTCTGTTCATCAGCTCGCATACCAGCGGCTCTATCTCTTTCAAACTGTTGTTGTGCATTTAAGAAAGCATCTTGTTGTCCTTTGGCTCTTAAATCTGCAATTAATGCTCTAGTTCTAGCATCAGCTTCTCCAGTCATCAAGGCTTCACGACCACCACCAAAAGTACCTCTTCCGATTGAACCCATAGAATATCTTGCTTTGTCAATGTCTGCTTGTCGTTGAGCCTCTAGTATTGCTCTATCTGTTACTTGTTCACTAAATGGGCTCATGTATTGTTGCATAGCTGCTTGGTCAAACATACCAGGAGTTGTCATTCTAAGTGACTCAATATCACTTGGAGTATAATCAAGTGCTCCGCTTAGTCCTCTTGCAGCTGCACCTGTACTCATGGTGCCAATATCGCCTAGTGTTTGTGTGGCTGTACCAAACTGACCAGGAGTGGTTAGACCTAATACACCTTGTTGGATAGCTTGTTGCTCTGGAGTAAATCCTACAACTCTAGTGCCTTCGTATTGTGGTAAATCTTGTACGCCTGTAACATTCCCTGCTGCATCTGTAGTGTAAGTCTGTTTAGCTGATTGTTTCATCAACTCTTCATAGAAAGGTCTAGCATACTCAGGTAAGTTGGTTGTAGTTGAAGTAGTATTACCACCACTTTTACTTCCACCACCATACTCAAATAGTCCTGTTGCTGGATTGATTGTACCTGAACCACCTACTGATTTTAGTAAGTCTGCTTCGTAATCATTGATGTGAGCTAAACGTGTATCACCCATACGACCCTGTCCTGCAAGGTCTTTATATAAGTGTTTAATTAACCATACTTTTAATTTATTTGGTACTAACTTTAAAAACATCTTTTACTCCACGGGTAACTCATAACCCACAAATCGTTTGACATATCCATAGTCTTTCCACATCTTTTCCCAACCTGGTCTGCCATATGACTCTATTTTCTCACATCCGTTGTCTCTTGCAAACCCTTGTACCTTTGGAAATCCATCTGGTACCCAGCTTTTAAAATCCTGTCCGCCTGTAAAATGCATCATCAGGGTTTTAAATTGAGGATATTTAACTATTTCTGTTATCAAAAAACCTACTATAACTTTGGTTTCTACGTCAAATGAGACCCATAACTGCTGGTCTTTTGATAACAAATCTCTTAACATATCCTCTGCGGTAAATCTACCGTAAGTATATCTGGCACAACGCTTTGCATACTTCTCTATTTGTGGCCAAACATCTGCGATATGTTCTTTTGGAACAATCGTTGCTTTCTTCAAACTGGCATAAACCTCTCGGGTGTAATCTCTTTACCCTGTCTCTCATTTCCTGTCCTAGCTTTTCTTATTCTATCCATCATACTATAGAGTTGCTCTGCACCTGCATCAGAAGAGCCATTACCTAAATGACTTACAACATCTGCAGGAATCACAAACTCACCATCAGATAGTCTGACAGGTTGTGTATTATCAATGGTGCCCATAATCTCATCAGACATTCCATCTCCTACTTTTCCACCTGTTTCTAAATAACCACCCTCTGCGAGTAATCTTAATCCTGTGTCTCTATTTAAATTTAATCGTCTATTAGGGTCATATTTGTATTCATTCATTTCAGCTGTGGTCATGTCTGGTACCATCGCTCCTGCTACTGCAGGTAAGCCAACAGCTCCTGCTTTTAGAGCACCTTTGGTCATGTCTCCACCACCTAAATTGCTTATAAGTCCTTTAGGGTCACTAAGAGCAGCTTTAGCTGCTTCTCCAGTAGTAGCTTGAGTTCCTGTTAAACCCATAGCAGTAGTATTAGCAGCCTCACGTAATCCTCCGCCACCATATCCTCCAAGACCACCTGTAACAGCACCCATCAATGGGTCTTCTTTTCTCAATGCAGCTATACCTGCACCCGTAGCAGCACCTGCAGCCAAAGCATAACCAGGAAATGCAAATCCTGCGGCTACTGGGGCTAAACTTGAAAATAAATTTCCTAAACTCATAAGTTGTATAATACCACCATTTATGTTATGTAAAAACCTTTTTTATCTTACAAATCATACCATTTAAGCAATCCAGAGACATCGCCGTTAGCACTACCTGGACGCACTGCAAGCGTTAAAGTATCTGATGTACCACCTATGGTTTGTCCTAATTGATAAGCAAATGCAAATTCTCCAGTACCAATAGTAAATGGTGTTGTTTTACCTCCTAAATATCCGCCTGCTACACGAGTACCTGTACTAGATAAAGAAGATGTTGTTAAATCATATTCAACATTATCACTGAATGAAGTATAACTAAATGCTGAACTTGGTGTTGCATTAAAAAATAATCCCCATTCAAAGTCGTTATTAGATATATTTAATATGTCTACTCCAGCAGGGATAATGACAGCATAAGGTCGGCCTGATTTAATTCTAATCGTTGCAATATTATAATAAGTATTTGCTGTTGTTAAGTTAACCCCTACATTAATTTGAGAAGTACCTATCATATTACGTGCACCTTCTGGAGCATAGCCCCCTTCAGATATACAAGTAGAACATATTTGACCTAGTGTATAAGTACCTGCAGCTAATGTATCTAATACTTCAATCTCATACCGAATGGGTAAATTAGGTGATGTCATATAGACTGCTGTTAGGTTATTTGCATTATAAAAAGTATGAGCAACAATAAATTTACCATCAATAATAAACCCTACTCTAACTGAACCAACACCTAACCATTCCATATCCATATATAAAATATTAGTTTTAGTTGGGTCTAATGTATACCCACTTGAGCCTGTTCCATCTAACTTATCACCATTCCAATTAGCTTGAATTATATCAGTATCTACTGCAGAACCTGATACATAAGTACGTCTTACTATCTGATAGCCTGTGCCAGTGTCTTCAAAAAAGATGCCATTATTAGCATCAAAATAACCTACCGCTTGTCGTAAGTTTTCAGTCTGTGTATGCATCACAAAAGTATTAAACAATAATAAAGACTTACCTGGTTGATAAGACATAACACGTTTACTCTGTCTAATTACTTTATCGCCTGTTGTTTCAGTAACATTTAAATTAACTTGCGATGAGTTTTGTACATAAGTAACAGTCGCTGAGCCCGTAGTGGAAGCATCAAACAAAGTATTTTGCGAACCTACGTTTTTACTATCAAATATAGTTAATGGGTTAGATACCCGCATTCTACCAAATGCATCAGAACCTGTTGTACCTTGAAAGTTTATAGATACGGGTATTTCTGGGCTTGAGCCAAACGGAGGGTAATAACTTATTGTCATTCAGTAGCCTCCCCGCCTGTAACATTAACAGTGCATCCTGTTGCATCTGCTTTGACTTGTACTGTGTCTGAAGCATTTAATATTTGAGCTCCTGTCCACTGAACTGTTGTGTAAGCAGGTAGAAGATTATTATAGAATAAAGCATTACCCGTGCCTACAGTACCTTGGTCTGGCACTAAATTAACATAAATACGTTTTGCAGAACTTGTAGTATTAATAATAGTAATGTCTTTTACGTAAGTTCTAGTGTTTGCAGGACAGGTGTAAATAGCCAAATAAGTTGTGGTCATTTCAGCTTGTCCTAATAATGTAGGTGTAATTGCTTGATAAGCCATTAATTATCTCCTAACCACTGTAAAGTTACTAACATATCTAAATTATTTTTGACTTGGTTATTCGTACCGTCTATTTGATTAAAATATAATCTTAGCTGATTTAGAAGTTGTAACTGCTGTTGATAGTCATATTCTTGTTTAGGTGGAGCTAAGTTAGGTCCTTTAGTAGTTGTGATATGTGCCATTATCCTCTCCTTCCATCTGGTCTAAAGTCTACTCGTGTAGTACCAAGTTGCCATTGTACTCCAACATCTTCACTAGCTATCTTAAAGTTCATCTGTCTACCTCTGGCTCTAACATATACTTGATTAGTATACTGGTCTACAGTAGCTGTGGTTACAACATCCCTTGTTAATGTATTACCTGAAACATCTGAAGTGCTATTGGCAGCTCCTGGAAAGTTTCTCACTCCTACAGTTACTTGTACTTCTGGAGTCAATGCATCACCTTGTGCAGTCGCAGTATCTGAATTAGTAAAGTTAATATCAGGTATGACTCTTTTAGTTAAAACAAATTGTTCACCATCTTCTATATCCATATCTCCAGATTCAATAAAAGATTCTATGGCAGTTGGGTCTGCACCAGGAGTCTCTACATTGTCTTTACCATCTTCATGTTTATACACATAGCCATTGAAAGTAGCAAGTGGGAACTTGATTGTTCCTGAGTTAGCCCATGCAGTTCTAGTTAAGTTACCATAATACCATATATTATCTTGGTAATTATAGATGACATAGCGGTCTATACTGTTAGAGCCTCCTGAACAGTAAAACCAAATAATTTCGTTAAACTCGCTGTTAACTCCTGCGAAATTCAAATACCCTTCATTTTTATTCATGTCCTCAAACACATACTGTTTTAAAGTACAAGGTAAAGTGTTAACACGACCATCATATGAGAAAAACTTATCTGTTCCCATCCAGTAGACAACGTTGTTTGCTTCTGCTACAACTTTAGGTCCGATAATATTAATAGCATCACTAATCTCTTGAATAGCAAAAACTTCTTCTGTACCTAAAAATTGTAGTGTTGATAAAGCAATATCAGTAAAGATAAGAACCTCTTGTCTAGTTCTAAATCCAGTAATAATTTGAGAACCTTGTTTAACTCGTATAAACCCTGCTGTATTAGTAAGTTCTGGCTTCCATTCTTCAGGTTGTGGTCCTATGTTAGGGTCAACGTTTGCCCAACGAATAAGTAATGGGTCTAGTGTTCCTGAGTAATCAATACTTTGGAAAGCACCAACTGTAGTAGCATCACTGCCTGGGTCATAAGGTAGTGTTATAGTAAAAGTAGTACTACTTGGTACAGAGACTACTTGATATTCACCTTGATAAACCTGTGGAGCTTGACCACTAAATAGCAACCAATCGTTTGCACTCAATCCGTGTGCTCCTGAAGTAGTTACTGTGGCGGTAGTCCCAGACCTAGTAATAGTAGAAATTGTTGCCCCTGCTGTATAAACTTGATTATAGTCAGTGCAACTTAGAGCAAGTAAATGTCCACTTGCCGCGAAAATAACTTTACCAACTGTTTCTGGAACAGCTCTTGAACCTGTTAAACTATTAAGTAATACAGCTCGGTTTGTAATAGAAGCATCATAGTCCCAATAAAATATATCACTATCTTGTATATTATAAATAATATCGTTATTAAACTTTTCTTGGAATATTATTCTAGCAGGTAAATTAATTGGTGTGGTTGCACTAGAACCCCAAGTTCCTCTACCCCATGTACCTGCACTCCAACCATACCCAAAAGTAACAACAGAGTATCCAACAGGCCATAAAAATTCCATTGTAATACCTGTACCACCACCTGCAGCAACCGTTGAAGTAGCTGCTGTATCTACTGTAATTTCAAAAGTGCTACTTGTCGTGTTACTAACTTGATGTTCTTTGTTGATATCTAAAGCAGGGACACCACCAATCGCTGTCGCACCACTTATAATTACATAGTCATTATCAGAAGCACCGTGTCCTGTCAAAGTTACTGTAATCGTTGTGGAAGTATCAGTTGTAGCTAAAGAGTTGTCAGTTGCAGTTGTGGTAAATGTGGCTCTAATTGGAGTTATATCATAGAGTTCGTTACCTAAAACAACGTAATTTTTCTCGTTAGTTGCAACTCCGATAATCTCGTTATTATCTGTAGTACCATACTGAATAATAGTACTAGCATCACCAGAAAAAGCAGTCAGATTTATTGGAGTCCAACCACCTATTTTTTCAGGATAACCTTGTCTGAATCTTATTTTGTCACAAGAATACCAACTCCCTTCTGAAGAGTAGTTAGTTCTGTCTCGATTGATTCCTGGTTGGAATACAATTTTTTTCAGTGCCATACTTATCTCACTAATTCAAAGTGGGGTCCATCTTTAAATGTTTTCCAAGACCCACCCCAAACATACGGAATACTTAAACGTACCGAGGCTTCTGTAAAAGCAAGATTAATTACCTCATAATCTAAAAAATCCCACGATACACCACCGTCTTTCCAAGCATATACATCAACGGCTAATCCTTTTAAATGCTTAGAGTTCATAGTTTGACTCTTACCTTGTTCAAATAATAACTTCTGTCTCTCTTCAGTGCGTAATCCTTCACTAATCCCAAAATCTATAGTTGAAAGCTCAATGGCTTGTTTAACTAATTCCTGCATATCAGGATGCACTTTTTCTAATTTACCTAATGATTTCTGTGATAATTTAAACATTACTTTGTAAATTTCCCTATTGATTTGAGTCCAAATGATGCAGCGATTGAGGCCATAATAGACCATTGTAACCATTCTGGAAATGTACCTAGAAATTCTATACCTCTAGCAACATAAGGTTGAAAATAAGGTATAAAACTAAAAATTATTATAGCTATGAAAGTGAGCGTCCAAGCCTCGTCTTTCCACGAATCCTCAGAAGCCTTTGCCATAGCGGTTTCCCACTCGACCTTACCTTCTGCAACCTTCTTTTTTACTGCTGTTTTAGCTTCTATTTCGGCTATTTTTAATTCGGACTTTGCGACTGACTCTTTGCTTTTATGCTCAAAGTATCCTCCAACCGCTTTACTTAAGCCATTTACAATTAATCCTATCATAGTGCACTCCGATATTAATAATACCTTATTTTATATCAACAGTATACTAAATGCACCTTTTATGATGAAGCGTTATTTATATCTCTAGCTTCTTCTAATATCTTTATGTAAGCTAATAGATTTTTTACTTCAGAACCATCAGTGCTTGATTTTAAGTATGCTTTTACTTTACTAATTATTCTTTCGTTAGTCATCTTTATAAGTTTAAGTTTTCGTTTAAGTGAACTTCTATATTATCTAAAAGAATTAAAGATGTCTAGAATTAATTTATTTATATCCTTTAACAATTTTATTTGATGGTATTACCTTATTATTAACAATACCAGATGTCATTTCGTTTTTAATAGGACCCATAAACATTAAGGTATATACAGGTTTATTTGCTCTAATCTCGTGAAATTTATTATGCGATAATTTATTTATCCAGCTTTTTTTAGTTGCAATACCATCTACAACTTCAGTATAAGAACCCCACAAAAGAAAAGATATGAATGAGCCTTCGTGGTTATGTGGTATTTGTTTGATTGGAAATATTTTGGAAAACAATATGGTAAAATATGGTGTCCAAATACCCCATCTTTTAAGCATATAATTTCCAGTTCTTGTAATAATATGACTAGAACCTATACCACATTGACTATAAATCTTTGAGAAGAACTTTATCATAGCCACCACTTCCATCTTCTTTAGGAATCATTATATATTCTTTAATATCTTCTTTACTGACTTCTTGTGCAACTCTGTTGCCGTGATTATCATAGTTAGGTATAACAATTTCAGTATCAGCAAGATTAGTTAATTCATCAGCAAAGTCTGCGGTATATTCAACAAACAAGTTTTCTCCTTTTCCATACACCATATATCTTTCTAAATGTGCAAATAGTTGTACTGATTGTAATTCACCAGCACTATTGAATTGAAACTTATATGAATCTTTTTCGTGTAGTGTTTTGTCTTTAGAGATAGGCATAACCACATCAGACTTTAATGATGTTGCCCACGCCCATACATCATCATTTGTGCCTTGCACATATATGGCTTGAGTATTTTGTAATTCAAAGTTTGCATTACATATATCTGATATACGGTACACAGTAATCCCTGCACCTAAATTTACAATAGGTGTTGCTTGGTTGTGTTTATAAAATATTTCTATAGTCTTAGTTTGTGTATCTAGGTTATAAATATATCTCATAAAATCTGCGTCAAGTAATAAACTGTTTTGAAATTTACTACTGTCTTTATGGTCTTGTTCTACTGAGCATTGATGAAAAGTGATTACATTATCATCCATATTGACACCCCATATCATAATAGGGAATGGAAATGTTTCACTAGTAAATACATCAGTAACTCTTTTCTTTACTGCTATTGTTTCTGCATCTTCACTACCTGCCCAATAAACTCTATTGACTACTGCTTTATTTTCTATAAATGCTCTAAATAAAATCACGACACTGCTCCATAAATTGTTCCTGTTGCTGTATATGTTACTGAATTACCATTTAGATTGATAGCTTTTCCACCAGCACCACCTGTACCACCAGCACCTAAACTATTTCCAGATACTCCATTTGCACCATTAGCTCCAGCACTTGCTGTATTAGCACCACCATTACCACCAGCTCCTGCTGTTACTGTACTTCCAGCACCAGATGTACTGCCACCAGCTCCACCAGTACCTAACGCTGTAATACTTGAAGCATTACCAGCAGAGCCATTTACAGCACTTCCACTTCCAGAAAATGAAACAGAACCACCAGCACCACCACTAGCAGAAGCACGACCAGCACCAGCACCACCGCCACCAGCAACTAAATTTTCTGAGCCACCTTTGATAGGTATATTTGAATATGCACCACCGCCACCGCCACCACCGCCAGAACCACCTGAGATAGTTCCACCTGTGTTGTTTAAAGTAATACTATACTGTAAATTAAATGCTGTACTTCCAGCTCCACCATTTGCACCATTACCAGCAGAATTAAATCCACCGCCACCAGCTCCACCATCTCCACCGTGTCCAACAATCAAAGCATTATTGTCAATGGTAATAGTATCACCAGCAGTCCAACCTGTTCCTGTATCTAAAGCAACACCTGATGTGCTATAAATATTTGCATTATTTACTAAGGTTACATCAGAAATACCAGCAACATATGTACCACCTCTGTTATTAAAGATGTTATAGCCATTAGTATTAGCACTTATAGTTAAGGTAATAGATACTCTATTTGACGAACCATAAAAATCACCAATAGATATTTCACCAGATGTAGGTATAGCACCACCAGTACCTGTTGTACCAGATGGAACATTAGCACCACCAGCATAATATTCTGATAATGATATAGGATTGCTACCACCAAACTCTGTTTGGATATCTGATAATGATAATGCTCCTGAACTTGGTATTGCCATCTATTTTTCCTTTTTAAGTTCGTCTACTTCGGCTTTTAAATCTTTTATCGCTTCTATAAGAACACCTACTAAGTTACCATACGCCACAGACATATACTCACCTTCATCATGCACAACTTGTGGCATAACTTTTTGCATCTCTTGAGCTATTACACCTGTGCCTTCTCTACCTTCTCTAGTAAAAGTGACACCTCTCATATTCATTACTTTATCTAAAGCATCCGTGATTGTTTCTATATCACTTTTCAAACGTTCATCAGAAAATGCGGTTACATCATTATTAAAAGTTGCTGCACCTGCAGCGGACATATCTAAAGTCAAAGCAGTTATAGTTGAACCACCATCATTACCTTTAAAAATCATATCTTTATCACTAACAGCACTTTGAATTACAAAATCACTAGTACTATTTGATAATCTACCAATTTCAGTACCTGCATCTTTAAAGATAACATCTCCGCCATCAGCATCTAAATTAATATCTCCAGCTACATCTATTGTTAAGTTACCACTTGATAAGTCAATTTCTGTGCCATCTATTGTGATGTTGTCTACTGTTACTCCACCATTAGCTGTTACTGAAGTGGCTGTCACAGAATTATTAAAAGTAGCAGCTCCTGCAGCACTCATATCTAATGTTAATGCTGTTATTGGACTACCACCATCGTTTCCTTGAAAGATGACATCCTTGTCGCTAACCAAAGATTTTATGGTTAGGTTATCGCTATCCATGCTTACATGACCAACATTCGTACTACCATCTTTAAAAATAACTTCATCACCAGCAGCATCTAAGATAATATCTCCTGCTACATCTAATGTTAAATCACCTGAAGATAAGTCAATCTCTGTGCCATCAATGGTTATATTATCTACTGTCACTCCACCGTCTGATTGTAAAGATGTCACAGCAGTAACTGCATCAACAACATTAGTACCATCGTTATATACCCACATGGTTTTACCTGATGGTACTCCTATTCCTGTGCCACCAGAAGTTTTAACAGTAATCGTGTCAGCTGTGCCATTATTAATTAGGTAATTTTTTTGTATTGATGGAACAACTAAGTTTTGTGCTCCACCTGATGTACCTGTTAAATTAAGTCTTAAATGACGAGCTGATTGAGTTGCGTTTGAATCTGTCAAAGTAAGAGTTACTTGGCCACTTGAAAAAGGTACATCAACAGTACCTACGATTGCTTCTTCTAAAGCTGTACCTAAATTAGTATTAGTAGTTGTACCCCAACTACCTGATTGTTCACCTGTAGTGATTAATTCAATTTTTAAGTCTGAATATGTACTAGCCATTAAATTCTCCTATTAGCTTGATTGACCTGCTAATGGAACACTTGTTACGTGAATCTTGGTATGTTGCTTTCCATTCCACGCGGCACCACAGTCTGAGCAAGTTCCTGATTTATACTCTTCAGCATCTACAGTCATTCCACAACTGGAACACTCTAAATGTACCTCATACTTGCATTGTATTATACCATCTTTTAATTTTTTTGCTTCAATTATCATGCTGCTATATCCTTCCAATTTGGTGATTGATTAGTGTCTATTTGTACCCAATTAGGTGATTGGCTTGTACCAATATTTACCCAGTTTGCTGTCTGGTCAGTATCTATTTCACCCCATACTAATGTAAATCCATTAGTTTCACAAGTACCACTGACTCCTATCACATAAACATTTGCAAGTCCTGTAGCATCTGCTGTGCCAATAGCACCTGTGGCAGCTACACCCGTGACTGCTACGTTTGCATCAGCTGTAACTGTCTCTAAGCCAATAGCACCTGTGGCAGCTACACCCGTGACTGCTACGTTTGCATCAGCTGTAACTGTCTCTGAGCCTAGAGCACTTGTGCCAGCTACGCCTGTAACAGAAATATTATTATTTGTTACAAGAGAAATAGTACCTAGAGCAGTTGTTCCAACTACACCCGTGACTGCTACGTTTGCATCAGCTGTAACTGTCTCTGAGCCTAGAGCAGTTGTTCCAACTACACCCGTGACTGCTACGTTTGCATCAGCTGTAACTGTCTCTAAGCCAATAGCACCTGTGGCAGCTACGCCTGTAACAGAAATATTATTATTTGTTACAAGAGAAATAGTACCTAGAGCAGTTGTTCCAACAACTCCTGTAACAGATACGTCAGCTTTAGCTATTACAGTAACTGAACCGAGATTTCCTGTTGCTTGCTCTCCCGTAACAGACGTATTAGCATCTGCTGTTGTTGTAGCACTTCCTAAAGCAGAGGTTCCAACAACTCCAGTAACAGATATATTAGCTTCAGCAACAACAGTGGTTGTGCCAATAGCACCTGTGGCCGATACACCTGTAACTTCAGCATTAACACTTATTTCACCTCCACCTAAAGCAGCAAAAGAATCTTCAGCAAAGGTGGTAATACCAAATGCCATATTATTTTCCTAATGGATTATCATTAATAATGTCGTATACTTTAGACAGTTCTCTTTCCATCCAAGCAGCTAATTTATCTTCCACTTGTGCCATATCTGAATCTAATCTATCAAGATTATCATAAATTTCTTTAAGTGAATCATTATTAAACTGCACTCGTTCTTCTACGATTGTTAGTCTGTCATTAAGTTGTCCTGTGTCGCTAGCTTCTATCTTACCTTCCATAGCCACTAAACGTGTGCTTAGGTCTGACATCCACCATACGAACCCACCTGCTGCTGGCACCACCGATAAGACTATTGTAAGCATCACTGCTGGCGAGAGCACCAATGTCTTGCTCATATATCATCTCCTGTGTCAAAGACACTGTTTCTTGTATTGTAATTGTTTGCGGTATTACTTGCAATCCAATCATTGTACTTACATCTATTTGTTCAAACCCTGTATTCTCTTTAGGAGCCTCAGAAACTTCAGATTTAGGTTGTTCAGACTTCTGTTCAACTTTAGATTTAGGCTCATCTTTTGATTCTGCAATCTCAGTTTCTTGCTTTGATTTGGCTTTTTCCTCTTCTTCAGAGCTTTCTGTTTTTTCAATTTCATCAGCTTCAGCAAGGTCTTCCTCCATATTATTTTCTTTTAATTCTTCTGGTTGTTCTACTACCTCTTCAGTTACTTCTGCAATTTCTTCTACTTGTATTTCTTGTATTTCTTCTACTACATCTATTTCTAATGGAGCTTCTGTAATGTCAGGTAAATCAATATCTACAGGAGGTAAGCTAGGTAAATCATTCATAGTTATATCTGTTTCAATCGGTGTATCTAAAATAACATCTGTTACAATTTCAGTATCTAAATCTAATCCTTGAATTACCGTAGTTTCTTCTATAACTACAACTTCTTCTACAGGTTCTATAACTTCAGGTTTGATTTCTACAATTGGTTCTATAACTTCAGGTTTGATTTCTACAATTGGTTCTATAACCACTGGCACAGGAGTTTCTGTCATAGTCAAATATAAACTAAGGTTATCTACAATAGGACCAAACTGTCCATCCCAGTTGCCTGTATCAATACCTGTAATACTAAAATTTATACTAGTATCGTCTGTCGTCCATGCATCGAGCGTTTGTGTAGAAAGACCATAATCTTTTGTGCCATCGTTGTAATCTAAGGTCTGCTCTAGATATAAGTTTTCTGTATTCGTGCCATCAGATAATTGTATGACTGCTTGTACTTTGTCATAATCTGTACCTTCACTACACCAAGCACCTGTCGCTTCATTGTTACAACCTAGTGCAGTAAAGTCTAAATGTATAGTATCAATATCATAACCTTCACTTAAATCTTCAATCGTTTGAGAAAGTGTTTTACCTAAGTCTGATGACCAACGTACCGATTGACATAGTCCAGATTCATTATAACAGTTACCCTCATATTGAATTTTATCTGAGTCCTCTACCGTCCAACCTGATAAGTCGCCTGTAGAGAAATCTCCGTTATCTAGTAGGTTGTCCGAAGTTGTCTCTGCTTGACTTTGGTTGACTAATGTTGATACGCATAGTATTAGGAGAGACCAAAATACGATTTTTTTCATCAATAATTCCTAGTTCTAAATATTTCTTTTTTGCTTCCTTTCCAACCAAACCATCTATTGGGCAAGGACTTCCTGCTGCCAACATAGCTTTAAATACTCTAACATCTTGACATAGGATAGCCGTTGCAGACACTTTGAGGCCCAGTTGAGCTAATCCTCGTGACAATTTCAGGCGTTCACAGTTCATGTCTCGTACGTGAGTACCAAAGCTACCAGAAAATATACCTGTACCTACAGCACCACTTCTTACAACCACACAAACATCATTGCCACTACCTATAGATAAGCTAGGACTTATAGATGAAGGTGGTGGTTGATCCTTATATCGAATAGTCGTCTCCGCAGAGTAAACTCTACTTGGATAAATAACACAAGTAATTATGACTAATCCAGTTAAAATAATTTTTAAAATTTCAGAATGCATTAATTATCTCCTAGCCTTTAGGATACCCATTTATTTATTCTCCAATCCGTCTTTTATCTCTAATCTTTCCTCAAGATATTTAACTTTGTCACTTAACTCTTTAATTGCTTCAATTAATAAACCATGAATTGCGTCATATTCAACGACTTTATACTTCTCACCATCATCTTGTTGTAATGGTAATTCTTTTTCTCGTACTGCTTCTGGTAATACTTTTTCTAATTCGTGTGCTAAAATACCAGCACTCTTTTGTCCGTTGTGTTTACGAGTAAATGTATATCCTGATAATTGATTGACTTTAGATAACGCATTTGTAATTGGTTCTACATCTGATTTGAGTCTTACATCAGAAGTTGTTGTTGAGTATGCAATTACATCTCCATCTGCATGAAAGTCTCCATTAGTTGCCATTCTAAAATCAAACGCATTAGATGTATAAAAATCTATATTAGCTGCTTCGGTTGTTTTAATTTGAAAAGCACCTGTACCTCTATGTTCTATTACACTAGTAGTATTAGCACCAGTATTACCTCTAATTAACCTTAAACCATAATCAGTGTAAGTAGCGTCACCTACAAGGTCTATGTAAGCATACCCATTACCACCACGACCTTTACCAATTTCTATATAACGACTTTCTGTAGTGCTTGCAGATAAAGCAACAGTACCATTAACATCTAAGGTTTCACCAGGTGAAGTCGTACCTATACCTACTTTACCACTGGAGTCAATCACCATTCTATCAGTACCACCAACTTTAAAATCTATTTGGTCATCTGTATCTGCTGTAATAGAAGTATCTGCATCTGCATCAAGTATTAATTCATTTCCATTTACATCAATGTTACCTGACATGGTAAGCCCTGCAAGATTACCGCTTGCGTCTAATACTGTTGCTTTACTAGCAGGTAAAGTACAAAAGACATCTTTAGTCCCAGCAGAAAAATTTACAACACTGTCAGAATTAGATGAAGAAATAATTGTAGTTCTAGCCATAGTAGAACTATCGGCCGATAGCGTGCCAAGTCCTACTTCAAATTCAGAACCACCTTGTAAAGCAATAGCATAATAAGTTGTATTACTATTACCGATACCTGATGCAAAAGTCTCAAATCCTGTTGCAGCACCTGCGAAAGTAATATCTCCTGTACCAGTTGTAGTAGTAGTCTCTTTGACCCTATCATTAACAACAAGTGCCATTTGAACCTCCTACTAAGCTATACGTATAATAGCGTTTGAAGCATCTGCTGTAGGGAACACTACTGTAAAATCACCTGCAGTAGAAGTTTTATCTCCACCAAAGTCCAATACTGCAACTGCTTTATTTGATTGAGTTGAATTATAAATCAACGCACCACGAGCTGTAATTGTTGCTGTAGTCCATGTTTCATCATCAAAATCTAAATAAGCTGTTGTACTTGATGATGTAGGAGCCACTGTTGTAAGGGCTTGTCCACCAGCAGAATATCCTGTACCTGAGGCTTCGTTAGTTACTGTATATGCTGTTGTTGTCGCATCTAAAGTTGCTGATGATGTATATAATGCTAAATAAAAAGTATCAGCAGTTGTAGCTCCACGAACTACTGTTGTACCAAAAGCATGAATACCGTTTAACAACTCAACTTTAAATGACGTACACATTGCTTGAGAAATTGCCATTTTATATCTCCAAAAGTTTAGTTAATTCAGAATGCCCTGCTTCATGCAGTTTATTCGCTATCGTTGTATGATTAGACTTTATAGCCTGCTTCATATAATGCACTAGAACTTGTCTAATGTTATCCTTATAAGCCAATGCTTGTTCTTTTAATAAAGGGTTAGCATCTTGACCTACATAAATTATTTTAGCAAGTGCTAATTCAGCTACTTGCTCAGGTGTCATACCTCCGTATGAAGTAGTAATTACATCATAGTCAACACCTTGTTTTATCTCTGCTACGTTATCCATTTCTTACAGGTATCCTCTCTTGTCCGCTTCTATAAGCATCACGTCTATTTTTACCATCTCCTAAGTTTTTCAATAACTGCATAGATTCATTATACTTGGTTGTGTACTGAGTTACCACATCTACGTCTTCTTTCATAAACGCAGCTGCTTCCAATAGTGCACCATAAAACAAAGCAGTATCGAAGTTATCCCCCAACCAAGTATTACCAGCAGTAACAATGCTTTCAGGATAATAGTAATAATGCAATTCAGCGGTGTAATTATCATCAGGAGTTGGACCTAAAATCATTGTTGTATCGTCAAATATACCATAGTATTCAGGCTTTGCATAAAACCCTGAGTCAGTGTCAGGGAATGCTTCTCTAACAAAGTTAACATCTTTATTTAAAAGGTAACTATATTCATTATTACTATCTATCACTGCGATACTAAAAGTAGACAACCAATCACTCGGTAGTGAAAAGTATTTGTTACCTGAAGTCATTGTACCTGTAGCATTTTTACGTAAGTCAGGTATTTGCACTGTATTGTAGATGCGTTGCTCTGCATTCTGAATAAATATATTTACATCAGTCGTACTATAATCATTTTCAGTGTACGATTTAATAGCTGCAACTAACTCTGTATAATTCATCTAATATCCTTACGCCATTGGGCCTCTAGCTTTTGTACCTTTTGTAGCTGCTCCATTACCACGAGTAACTACACCTTCAGATTTTACATCCTTTTCAGGATAACCTGCAGTGTTAGGCACAGCAACTGTTTCTGGCTGTTTGTATGATTGTGGACAACCTTTTCTGTCTTTGTTCATATTTCACTCCTAAGTTGTTGTAACAGTGACTGAACCTACTTGGCCAGTCGATTCTAAATTATCTTCTAATCCTTCTAAAGCTAAAGGATTATTAAGTCCTACTGGGTCCCAACCATACTGATAATCCCTTTGTTCTGTCAAGTTCCTATCTGGTCTAGGGTCTCTAACAGCTTGTGGGTCATCTACAGGATACATTCCTTGCATATTCTGTGGATGGTCTGGTTCCCAACACTCTTTACAAACTTTTATGTTTGTCTCTGTGGTCTTAATAAATAAGTCTTTTAATTCAGTTAACTTATATTGAAAACCACATCTATCACATTCTGCAATGGTATGTTTAGCTGATGCATATTTGCGTCCCATAACTTACCTCATATATGTTGTCTACGAGGGGCAAGTCTCAAGTCAGCTTTCTCTCTATCTTCAGTTGAAGCCAATAACCATTGTTCTTCATACTCTTGTTTTAAAAACTGAGTTCTATCACCTGCATTTGGTATCTTTAGACTTAGATAAAATGCTAGTCCTGCTACCAAACAAGGTAAAAATCTAAACGGTATATCTTGTGTATTCACACCATTACCTGCATCCTCAATTCGTTTTAGTGCCCAATAGACAAATGTATAGCTATCATCTTCTGGAGCTGGCCATACATTTATAATCGGTTGCGATACTTGTCTGTTTATCCACACCTGAATAGGTCTACCTGTTGCATTTTTATTAGGTATTACTCCATAGGTTGGTGCTGATATTCTAGTAATATTAATGTCTTGTTGGTTACTACCTGTCCCTGTTCTGATAACTTGTTCAATTAAATCAATCGTATCAGTAGGTAAGTTATAGGTAATAGTTCCTTCAGTGAGAGATACATTACCTTCTTCAATCGTCCATAGATTAACACCTCTGTTAGCCCACTCTGCAGTAAGTAAATTTAAACTTCTACGGGCTGTACGTAGGTCATATCCTGTACGTAATTCTGCACCACATCTTTCAAATGCTTCTTCAACTAATTGGTTTAAATCTAAGTTAAACGTTGTTGTTCCTGATGTCGCCACTATACTATCCTTCCTCTTGTTCTGCCACGTTTAGCAATTCCATCACCACGATGGGCTTTAGCTTTCTTTACTTTACCGCCTTTTTTATATTTCTTTATAACTTTTCCAGTAGCATTATCTGTAAGAGTACCTTTAAACGAACCTGGATTGTTTAATATTCCTTGACCTGCTAATTTAAGTAAGTAAGAATTTCCAATGTCAGGGGTTGCGTTTACTTGTGACATTTTTGAAGCCATAGCAAACAGTCTAGGATTATTACCAAAAAATCTTGATAGGTCTTTTACATTTAACGCTTTTTTATCTTTAGCCATTATGTTTTCTTCCTTCTCCTAAGTGGTGCTACTCTACGTGGTTTTCCAGCTGGTTGCCCAAGTCTTTTCTTTTGAGCAATACGCTTCTTCTTTTGAGCTGCCGTCATTTCTCCTGATGTTTTAGGAGTTTTACTTGACACTCGTTTACTAGGTCTGCAATAAGGTGTACCACGTTTCTCACCTTTTTGACGACCACAGGCTTTGCCTGTTCTTACATCCTTCCAGTCTTCCTTAAACCATCGCTTTAATGCAAGACCTTTTTTCGTCTTACGAACGGCCATTACTTTTTACCGCCTCGTTTCTTCCTGCATTTAGCAATCGCACCAGAAGCATAAGCACTAGGAAAAACTTTATATTGTGCTTTCACCTTATGATAACACGCATCTTTAACACTACCACCTTTTTTAAGGGCAATAGGTTTTTTCATAGCTCTTCCCATTCCACGACATTTCATCATATTTACTTACCTGCTCTAGTTCTACCACGCATAGCTATACCATCACGCTTACACTTAGCCATACCACCGTGTTTCATCTTCTTAACAGTGCCACCATACATCATTTTCTTAGATTTTTTCTTATGAGCTGAATCCTTCATAAGTTTTCCATCAGGCATATAATGCATTCCTTTAGGTGCTTTCTTTTTAGTCATACCACCTTTCTTCATATAACCCATCTTATTACGAACTTCTGTTGGTAACTTAGCTAGACCTGGATTTTTTTGTTTATCTACAGGTTTCATTACACCATTCTCCCTTTTGTTTTACCGCGTACAGCACATCCATCACGTCTACTAACTTTACCGCCTGACTTCATCATTTTAACTTTACCACCATAAGCCATTTGACCCATAGTTCCTGCAGCATTTCTTTTTACTATTTTTTTCTTACGTTGTAAATTACCAGCGTCTCCTGGCATACCACCCATCATACCACTTCTACCAACTTTAGATTCACCCTTAGCTAATGTACGAGGAGGTGTCATACCTCTGTTACTAATCTTAAGAGGACCTGTATTGGTGCTCATGCCAAATTTCTTTTTAAAATTACTTATATCACCTTTTATACCTTTGATTTCTTTTGAAAAAAGTTTCTTTTTCATAGAATCGCCTTTTGATTTATCTAATCTATTTTGAGCTCTACTTAATCTACCTTCAAGCATTTTTAACTTGTTTTTATCTTTTAATCTCATTAAATTACTTCCACCAACTGCCATTTTCCTTCTCCTATATTAAATTAAAATTAACGTTGTCCAAACTTTTGACCTGCACGGTTAGCTTTTGTTGGGTCAAATCGTCTGTTTCTGTTTTTAACTACGGTACTCTTCTTTCTTTCATCAAGCTTACCACCTAACGGTCCTTTAGGTCCTGATAATCTACCTTTACTACCACCCATAATATCAGATTTTCTTATCTTAGATTCACCTGGAGATAACTTACGTTTTTGAATAGGTGCTTTATTTTTAGGTGTTGGTTTTTTAGCTACAGGTTTTTTCTTTTTACCAGCAAACTCTTTATATCCATAATAAGCCGCTGTCGCAAGAGCACCTGGAATACCAAACTTACCAACTGGGGACCTTACAACATTTTTAGCAACGTTACCTATTTTCTTTAATGTACCAGAAGCTTTCTTAGCTGTAGCAGGTAAGTTTTTCTTAGCTACAGTTTTAGCTGTAGCAGGTAAGTTTTTCTTAGCTACAGTTGTAGGTGTTTTTCTTACTGTTTTCTTAGTTGCAAGGTTTGCACTTACTTTCTTTTTAGGTACAGTTGTAGGTGTTTTTCTTACTGTTTTCTTAGTTGCAAGGTTTGCACTTACTTTCTTTTTGTTTCTACCACCTGCTACAATACCTGCATTTTTCGTGGTTTTTTCCTTTCTAACTTTATCAACCATTTCCATCTCCTAAATTATTTACCTACCCACCAGGTTATGATTGACCCAGCGATAGCTCCAAAAAAGCCGAAGAACCAAAGCCCTACAGCTTTACCACCTTTAAATTCAGCTAATATCTTCTCAATATTATCTATCTTAGCATCCATTCTATCGACCTTCTCTATAATATGGTCAATATCTTTTTTCATATGTTCTATTTCAACATTGTGAACGGCTACTGTTTCTTGCACTTTATCTTCCATGTTAACACTTCCATCTTTTTCTAGCCTGCCTTAATCTAGAATTTGGGTTCTTAGCTGCTTTAGGAAACATCTTCATTTGCCCTGCACTACGTGCACAAAATGACTTACGTCTTTTTGCTCTAGCCTTTGAAGGTTTATCTTCTGTTACAGCAGTTTTAAGTTTACTACCAGGGTTGGCTTTACGATAGGCTTTGACCCCTTTCGTAGTCATACCCGCTCCCGTCTTAGTCGGGCGAAAATTACCCGACTTTACAGAAGTTTTAATTCCCATTCCTTTTCGTTTGACTGTTTTTTTCTTAGTAACGGCCATACTTATCCACAGAATAGTACTGTATTAGTAACATTAGTAATAGTAACCACAGAAAAATCTGTAATGCTACTACCTGTCGATGTTGTTAATATGCCTGTGCCTGGTAAGAACATATCTTGTGTCCCAGTTGCACTTGCTGGTGTTGCTATATTTAACAACTCTGTACCTGAGCTACTATTTAAATTAACTTTTATGCTACCCGCTGAACCACTAGCTAAATAATAGAACCCTTTTAGTCGAGTTCTAGGTAAAGCTATTGACCCAGTAGTTCCTATACTTACGTTTCCTGCTGAAGCACCTGATGCAGTAATACTTGTAATCACTGCAAAAAAATTAGTGGAATCAGCTGTACTAGCATTAGCACCTGTAACGACTTCTGTAGTTGAGTCTCCTGTTAGTGTGTTACCTACAGTAATACCAACGATAGTAAAAGTAATACCACTGTCATTACCTGCAGAAGTAAATCTAACTTTATAACCTACACCGTTAGGACCTGCATCATTTGTAAGTAGGGTTAAAGCCCCAGCTCCTCCAATCGATGCTGCGGCTCTATAGTATGTAGCACTCGTGGAAGGGGTTACTGCCCATATATCTCCATTGTTGCTCATATCCTATCTCCTATTAAGCAATAGTTGCTAGTGGTGAAGAAAGTGTTTCTGCTTTCCATGTAGAGTTTGTACCATCGTCAGATACACATGTTAATTTCACTCTTGAGTTTACAACTGTTGAGTTTCCTAAAGTTAATGTATCACCTGCAACGTCACTAGCTGGGTTAGCAGCTGCACCGCCCATAAGTTGTAAAGCACCAAAGAAGTTAGATACTCCTGCACCTGGTAAAACGAAAGTAACAGTTTTAGCAGCACCTACAGCTGTAGTTACAAAAAATTCATAGGATACTCCTACGTTGCCTGTGTTTAACGCAGGCATATTAACAACGATATCGCCTGTGCCATCTACTTCAAATAAAGTACCTGATTGAGCTACTGTTAAAGTTGTAGTAACAGCACCGCCTGTGTTTAGTGTTGAGTTATCTACTACGACTGGACCATTGAAACCTGCATTTGAGGTGACTGGACCTGAAAATGTTGTTCTTGACATTATAATATCTCCATACAAAGTTCAAACTTATCTATCGTGTATGCGTCTGTCGGGGCAGTTAGATAAGTTATATTGTTCCCGATGGTTTAAATTATACTCTTTTTGAAATTAATTTAAAGAAAAAAAGAAACTCTCTACGAGAGATGGTAGAGAGTTTCAATGAAGACCTAGAAACTATGAGAAAACTAGGTATCCAAAACACTTAGTGCATTAAGCACCTTGTGAACCCCACATTCCTAGTGGGTCTGACCAACCAAATGAATATCTTTCACGGGCTTTGTATCTTACATTACCTGTGTCGAAATCACCGTCCATAGATGTAGTTAATGGTGTTCTAACAAAATGTTTTAGACCATTTGGTACATCGGTTGTTAGGAAGTATGCATCAGTATCTGTTAGATAGTGATTAATTGCATACCCTTCAGGTATCGCACCATTAGTTCTAATAGCGTTGATATCGTTATCAGCTGTAGCTGTACGTAGCTCAGTATCTAATAAACGTGTAGCAACGAATTGTAAGCTTGGTGGGATAATTAGTTTACGTGGCTTAGCAGCAATCAATAAACCTCTTTCATCTGTCCACGCAGCTATTTGAATAACCGCATTTTCTAATGATGACTCGTTTAAGTCAGCAGCTGTTGTTTGAGTATTGCTATTTGTACCACCTGATACTAATGGGTGAGCTGTGCTAAATAATGTAACACCATCACCACCTGTAGGACCACCTGAGAAACCATTGTTTAATACGTTAGCAGCTTTCACTTGTTTTGTGTTAGCCATTGAACGTGCTAAAGCTTTTGTGTATCTCGCAGATAAAGTATCGTAAAGGTTATCCTCTACAGCTTCTTCTGTTAGTGAGAAACCTAAAGCTATGGTTTCGTGGTTATATCTAGCTGTGAACGCTTCTTGAGCATTGTCATAAGCGATGGCAGAACCTTCGTTTTTGACAGGTGCTTGTCCAAAGCCAGATAGTTTTGTTTCTTCTTCGAAACTTCTTTCCGAAGATTCAGTTTCGTAGATTTCTTTGTGCTCTTCCCCATAACGCTCGTATTCCATTCCGAATAAAGCATTAAGGCCAGGAAGCAACTCTTTTAATAATTGAGCTCTTGAAATTGCCATGATTTATTCTCCTTAAATACCAGTCTTGTTAAGATAGCTGTGGCTATCTGGGTTGAACTTAACTAACACGTCAGTAAACGCATCTCCTACTGAAGAATTTGGTGAGTCAACGAAATCAACGACTCTGAACGCAAATCCTGAAGTAGTAGCTACTGTTGCATCTAGTGCTGTATTTGAATTACCTGTAACAGTAGAACCAGTCGAAGTAGACTGAACTGCTGCTAAATGAGCATTAGAACCTAGTGTAGCTTGAGCCATAGTGGCATCTGCTTGCACTTGTAATAATGTATCAGGGTCATCTACGACATAAGCTACTGCATCACTAGCAACAGTGCTAGCTGGCCAATATTGTGCGAACAATTTTTGGCTTGTATTTGGGTCTGTGTATGAACAACCTACAAACACACCAACTGTCCCCGCAGGGAATGGTGTTGAGTTATCTCCGTTTGTAGTAACTATTTCAATGGTACCCGCTGCTACTACAGAAACGATTGACCCATTGAAAATGTTTGTATTATACCCAGACGCAATTTTAATTTGACGAGTAGAACCAGCATAAGGCTGACCACCAATCAAATTTACGGGTTTGAAACCGTAAGGTGCGGCTGAACTTGCCATAATATTATCTCCTTAAAAGAATTATTTATTTCCTTTTCCAAAAGAAGTAGTTGACTTTTTATCAGAGAACAACGGCATTCTAGGGTCATTTTGACGCATTAAATTTTGGTCAACCGCCTGCTCTTGAGCTTGGGCTTTTTCCCTAAAATATTCATTTCTCTGGTCTACCATTTCTTGTGGCATTTTACATAATAGCAGTCCACCAATCTCAATACCGTCTTTGAATCTTGAGTTAGGGTCTGCTGGTATTTGTACCTCTGGGTGGTCTGAATGTTTCACAGGCTCCCAGCCTTCACGCATACGAGAGGACACATTTAGGTTATCAGCTTCATTCACCAACGACACTCTAATCCAACGATACGCCCAGCCAGCTTCATGCTTGATTTCTGGTAATGTTGAACGAGGTTGCCACTGTTTATTTCGAACTTCAGTTTCTTCTCGAACTACTGCTTCTCTACTCTTACGATTGTTGCTTTTATCCATTTGCATTCTCCGTTTTAATTAATTCGCGTGCATATTGCTCTGGTGTTAGCTTGAATTTCTTTGCTAAAGCTAACTGTGTCTTTGTCAATCTAACCTTTTTAGGGCCAGTTGACCTTGTTGCTGGAGCAACTACAGTTGAAGGTTTGCGTTGGGCAGGTTTAGCCTCTTCCAACGTATCAGTCCCAAAATATTCTGGGAATCGTTTTTGCATAGTACTATCAATACTACGGTAATACTCTTCAGATGATGGATTTACTCCACTTCTGACTAACTTTTCATGCAGTCCTAATGCTAATGAAGTCATTTCTTCATCTTGACCGAACCAGGTGTTTCTTTCTTGCCAAGCAAGTGCCTTCGCATCTGGTCGTGGAACACTAGGTTTCACTGTATCTTGTCTTGAAGATACCGCATTTTCATTAGTTTGTAAAGTCTCTTGATTATATTGAGGCTGTCTATCTTGAGCTTGACCCAATTTATATTGAGCTTCGTTCATTTTAGTTTGAGCTTCTACTAACTTTTCACTATCACCTGCATCATAAGCTTCTCTATACTCTCTTTGAGCAATCGCTAAATCACTCGTATATTTCTCTTGAAGAGTCTTTAGATAATCTGCCTCTCCTGTTGAAAGTGTTTCTTTAAGCTTTCTATTCTCTAACATAATTTGTTCGGCAATTCTTGCAGCTTCAGCTCTTTCGCGGTCTGCTGCTTCTTTTGCACGTCTTTCATCATGCCAAGCTTTTTTCAACTGAGCCATTCTGTTTTTTACTCTATCTGAATAATCATCTAAAGTATCAGCATCAAGCTCTTCTTTTACTTCATCAGGTAAAGGTTGTCTATTTCTATCTGCTCTCGGAGTATCATCTTCAATCTCAATATCAAAATCTAACTCTCCTTGGACAGGTTCAGCTTCTTTTTTAGGTTGTTTTGGAGCTTCTTCAGGAATTTCTACATCACCTGTGTTTTGCTCTTGAGCAACCTTATCAGCTTCACTAGCCTTTACCTCAACCTCTTCCTCATCAAGTAACTCATCAGGAATCTCATTGATTATCTTTGCCATCTCTGCTCTCCATGTTATGCACGTTCGTAGCCACGTGGGTCATCCACTACAGCTTCTACTGTGTCGTCATTAATAATGCGAAACTCTCTTCCGTGAATCTTGATTCGAGTTCCAGAATATGCCCTTGTTATAACAAAGTCTCCCTCTTTACACCAAGGACCTGTAGGAAATCTGTCTTTATCTAAGTAAGCCATATCTCCTAATTTCATAACAAATAAAACTACTGTTGAATGTTCTTCAATATTTCTCGTCTTATCTGATTTAATTATCCCACTCTCATACGCTTCATCTACTGTAGGTACAGCACATAATATGCGATATCCTTTAACATCAGGTAATTGCGTAGGTTTGGTTTCTTCTACATCAATTTTAGGTGGTGTCATAGGTACACCAGATGCAGATACAATTTCTTTAGTAGGTGTTTGTATTTCACTCATCGTCATTCTCCATATGTTGTGCTAAAGAAGCGATAAGTCCTTGAGCTATTTGAAAACCTCTGATTACTCCACATGCGTGCATGTATTGGGCGTATTCTTCGGCTCTACCTTGTGCCATATCATCTTTCATGCGTTGTTCTTCCTCACCTAACTGTTTGGCGAGAATCATTAACGATTCATCCATTTCTCTCTCCTTTTGCGTTTAATTACGTTTCATTTCTCTTTTGCTTTACGGCTTCAGCACCTAACTTAGTACCTTCCATAAATTCTTTTGCATCCAACTGTTTTTGTTGGTTGACTGCGTCAGCACCAATCTTAGCACCAGCGATTCTTTCTTGCGACTCTATTCTCATTTTCTCCAATTCAAGTCTTGCTTGGTCAAGAGCCGAGTCATCATTCATCTTCTTAGCTTTTGCTTGAGCTTCCATTTGTTTAATTTGTAACTCTTGTTTTTGTATCTGTAACAGTGGGTCATCTTCTTGTTGTTGAATCTGTTGTTGCTTCGCTTCATTAATATTATTTTGTAGCAACTGTTGTCCTGCTTTAGATACAAGTCTTGAGAGTTCTACTTCCACATCATCTGGTAATACTTCATTTGGTGGAGGTAGTGGGGCTCCAAGTTCTTCTTCAATTCTCTTACGATATTCAAACGCAATATGTTCTGCTATGTGAGCTTCTACAGCAGATTGTACTTTTGCTGCATTTGGGCTTTGACCTACTAACTCTCTAATTTTAGGGTCTTCGGCAAAAGCCATATGAGTCTTGATATGGGCTTCGTGGTCTTGGTATATAAATGCTTTTACAGGTTTACCGTTAATAAGATTCATATTCTCTGAAACAGGGTTCATAGGTTTGATATCATCTTTCTTAGGTAATAATTTTTCAGCATTTTTTATACCAAGTACATCTAACATTTGTCGGTTAAGTTCCACCATATCATAGATATCTGGGTTCTGTTGTGCCAACTGCATGACTGCTTGATACTGAACAACTTTCTGTGACATAGTTGCAGCATTAGGGTCACTAACAGGAATTACATCCACCAAGTCATAGTCACTTTGTTTTGCCATTCTTGAACCTGTGTCAGGTGTATAAGAATATTCTGGTGGTGTAAAATCTCTAATAATATTTTTGAGTAATTTAAACTCTTGTTTCATTGCATAATGAATACGGCTTTGTACCGCAGACATTACTTTTAATGTTCTTTCTAAGATAGCAAGTGTTGTTCCTACAGGAGCTTGAGCTGACATATCAGATACTTTTAAATCAGCAGCACTAGCAAATCTTCTACCTTCCTCAATAATCTGATTCATTAGTTGATTTAAAACTTGACTTGGTTCTTTATAAGGGAGTGGTAATATATTATCTCTGATGCTACCTGATGGTACATCCACATCTCTAAACTCAGCAGGGGATATTGGTGTATCATCACCTTTGATTCTAAGTCCTCTAGACTTAAATCCGCCTGGTAAATTAGATAGTGTACCTGCATCTACTAACTGTCTGAGTATCATAGTTCCAGATTTAGCAAACGCACCTATTAAATGTATTAATCCAAAATGATAAAAACCAAAACCAGGGACATAACCATAGTGCACAAAGTGCTGACGTTTCTGTCTAGTTTTGTCATCTTGGTTCCAATTACGTCTGATAGCAAGTACTGTATTGGTACTCTTCTCTATAGTTACGACATAAGGTAATGCGATTCCTGTTTGTTCACCATCTACCTCATCTTCATAACCTTCTAAGTCTAAGTCAACGTGCATCTCTAGTATCTTGAAGCGACTATCTGTAGTTGCACTGAAACCCATCTTCTCAGCTATCTTTTTCTCTACATCATCTAAGTCATAAGTTGGTTCACCTAAGTCTACATCTTTATAAAATCCTGCAACTTGTAATTTACGTAATTCATTTTGTGTTTTACGCATAACGTGAGTAACCCTTTCTGCACTTTCTAAATCAGATGCACCATAAGGTACAACTAAATCTTCAGCTGGAATATACATAGAAACTTGACGTTCTAAGTTAGGGTCATAATAAACTTTCTTAAAAGCGTTACCTGCAAGACCTAAACCCCATAACATTCTTTCGTGCTCAGGTCTATACTCAACCATTTTCTCGGTGAGTTGATAATTCATATTCTCTCTGACACGATTAGCAGCATCCATATTCTCTTCAGTTTCTTTGCCAATAATCGTAGTTTTAACTGGGCCACTCGCTGGAAAAGTTTCGGTCATAGTCTCTGCTTGAAACTTCACAAGAGTCTCTGTTAATAAAGGGTGATAAACATTACAAGCTCCTTCCCATGGTTCACTTCTGTCTTCTAATTTAAGACCTAAAAGGTCTAACCCATCTACATAAGTATCAAGCCAGTCTTTACGAGAACTTACGTCTCCTGCATAATCACCGATTAAATCACTAGCTAACTTTTCAAGTAAGTCATCATCCATTTCTTCTGCAAGGTTTGCAGCGAACTCATCATCGTCCATACGGTCAGGGTCTATGGTAATCTCCATATCTCCTGCTTTAATAGTGACTTCTTCTGGGTCTTCGATTTCTATTTCTAAATCAGGCTCTTCTTGAGCCATCTCTTCCATACCAAGAGGAGCTTGGTATAACCCTTTATCAACGTTGTTGTCTTGTGCCATAATTTTTTCCTATAGTATACAGATTATCAATAATATTAATAAAACTGCACTTATAATTTTGTGGTAAGTATTATATTTATCCATTACCCATCTTCCTGCTTCTCTCAACTTTTGATATAACATAATTATCTCCGTTGTTAAATAACATACAGACGTTTCTGATTGTACCTTCTAAAACTCGGAATGTCATCTTCTTCGTCACTCGGCAACCTAATAAATCCGCCCTGCCTAAATCTCATTAAGGCAAGCGTTGTCGCATCCACTAGGTCATCATTCGCACCTGAAGGAAAATCGTTACACTCTTCTATCACTTCGTGTGCCCATCTTCTGTCTGGTGCCCATACTATACCTGAATTAAATAAATCAGACACAGCGTTCACACGACTAATTTTATCCTGTCCTTTGCCTGGTGTAAACTCTCCTACAGGAATCCCCATACGTCTAAATTCTTGGTAAAGTGCAGCACCGTTTGACTTTTTCTCTACCACGAACGCATCAGGCTCCCACGATTTATACTCTTCTAGACATAATTCTTTGAGCTCTGGAAACTCCAGTCTCTGCTTAATAGCATCTAGAAGAATAATATTATAGTTATTAGTTTCTTCATTCATAAACACACCCCAAGTAGTCAGGGCATTGTAGTCAGCACGGTTATTCTTTTCTTGAGCCGCATCAAGTGTCATAATAATAAATTCACAACTGGGTGGGTTTTCTTCTTCCCATATGTTCCACCACTCACGTTTTATTAGAGCACCTTCTTCAGATACTGGGTTTTGTAAATACTGTGCGTTCCAATAGCGTATATCTAATGCTGCTCGTCTAGACTTTAGTTCTTCCAATGACCAGAACTCAGGCCACAATGGTACTTCCTCTCCGTCTTGTTCTAGTATCGCTGGAAACTCTACCACTTCCCAGTCGTCTACTTCATCATTCTTCACCATCTGGTTGACAATCTGTCCTGTTAAGTCAAGTTTTGACCAACGCGTCATCACCACAATAATCGCACCACCTGGCATTAGACGTTGTAGGGGTCCTGATTGAAACCATTCCCAAGCGGGTAGAAAAACATCTGGCTTTCCTAGCTTTGCATCTTGCTCAGAATGAGGGTCGTCAATAATAAATAAATCAGCCCCACGACCAGCCAAAGCACCCCCCACACCAATAGCGAAATACTCGCCATTAAAGTTCGTACCCCAACGGGACGCTGACTTAGAGTCCGCCTGGAGCGACACATCTGGGAATATATCTTTGTACGAGTCCGAACCAACCAAATTTCGAACTCTACGGCCAAAGTTGACAGCCAAATCCGCAGTGTGCGAAGCCATAATGACCTTTTTGGCTGGGTGCTTTCCCAAAAACCACGCAGGTGCGAGATAAGATATGAGCTCACTTTTACCGTGCCTTGGTGCAATATTAACAATAACTCTTTTGCGTTTACCTTCAGCAATTTCTTCAAATAATTTAGCCAATTTTGCATGATGTGCTCCTACTTTGTAGTCTGGATAGACGTGTCTAATAAATTCTAAGAAAGTTTTACCGCCAGCTTCTTTAACTAGCTCGGCTTTGTATTGTTGAAGCAGTTGTAGATTGCGAAGTCGCTCGGTCTCGCTCATCTGTGGGAGTGCTTGCTCCAATAACTCTAAATCTTTAGGGCTAATCATCCTCAAACTCCACGTCTTGTACTTCTACCACTTCTCTAGTATGTATAATCTTGCCTTTTAGTTCTTGTATAGTCTTCATTAGTTCTTTTTCTAACTCTTCACCTGACTTATTGATGTGAGTTACCTCAGTTTTCTTCTTAAATGCGTCTACTCCGTCTATTTCACCCACAGCTTTGAATGCACTAATACGTTCTCTAGCATTTTTAGCTGAATAAGCCTCTTGTAACAGGCCATTGAGCACCGATAACTTAATATCTGCAAGGTCTTTTGCCACCATATGACTAGTCTGCGACACTAAACCTGCAAGATAAGCTATGGTTTCATTAGGATAAGTGCCAAAATCTGGTCTAAGCTCAGGATTTTTCATCATTTCTTGAGCTAATTGTTCTGCTTGCTCCATATTCTCTTTAGATGGCTCTATGTTTTCCTCAGATATATCCGCCAAAAGCTTGATAGTATTGGTTCTAGCTTCTAATTCTTCTTGTGGAGATAAATCTGGTAATGCTTCACGAGCATTCTTTGGTAATGGAACGTTGTCCTCTATATGTGGAACTACTATTGTTTGGTTCTCAGAGTCTATTATCATGTGTCGCTGTTTACACCTATATATTAATTGCAGCTTACTTTACAAACTCCTAGTATAATATATAATTATAAGTAATACAATGAAACTTGAGAGGTTTCTATGAAGATGGATTTAACGAGAGATGGAGTTTTGCATTTAGATATCTTTGATGTGGAGACTCAAGAAGAGAGAGACCAATTTATATATTACTATCTAGGGCTTTCCCGCAACGTCAAGAAAAAGTTTGAGAATGCTTATTACGCAGCCTATAATAAAAAATTATTAGGAGAACCTGAAGCAAATATCATTCACACAGATGTACACGGAGTTACTCATATTGAAGTACATCCCCACGATATCGTAAATAATCTAAAGCTTATTAAGCAGATTATACTAAGTGAACAACAATGAAAAAAAGAGAAAAAGTAAATAAACAACTAGACGAAATGTTTTTGGTCTGCTGGAAAGACCACACCGCTAATGCATCTTGGGTTGACGATATAGAGAAAGAAAAGTTTACGACTTGCTGGTCTGTGGGTTGGCTCAAAGGTGAAGATGATGATTGCATCAAACTCGTAGATACATACACTGATGACAACACAGTAGGTGGAGTTATGGTAATTTTAAAGTCTTGCATTGTTGAGATGTATATGATAGAAATGGAATAAGTAAAGTTTTAGGACAAATATAGTCCCCTACGTAACGATGATTTTTGGGTTTTTAATATTTTCAGCCCAGCCTCGAGTTTAAGTTTATTGTCGTTACTTCTTTTCCCCCACGTTTAACGCTGGGGGTTTTTTTGTCTACAGTTTATGAGGCATCAACCCACGATAGTATAACCTTCTATACTGTCCGTTAATCTTACGGTTTGGGTGTGCTGCCATTATCTTTGCGAGTATATACATATCGCCTCCCTTGTTGAAACTTAGGTAAGCTTTTCTCCCATGCTTTATGGCTTCATTGAGTATACCTTGGTTTTTCAATTTTTTACATAAAATTTTTTTCAATGTGCCTTTTCGTTTACAAGGGGGCCACTTCCTGTATTAGTAAAGTTACGAGCTGGACTTTGAAAATGTTTTGATAATTTGTGTAGATTATTGTGTATACACCGATACATATATTACGCAGATATTTGGGGGGTTGGGGATAGGTGGGGTCAATAGTGGATTAATTAGTAAAGTTATGCTTTAATTATACTGTGATTAACAAAAACTATGGAGGCTTTATGAAGCAATTAGAACTAAATATATATCCTGCTTGTATTAGGATATTCACACCACTTGATAAATTAGCTAGGCATATGAGAATGTTTAGAGTTGATTTCACATATGATGAATTACTTGAGTGGCATAAAGAAGCTAACGCGTTAACACAGCAAGTTAGCAAAAGATAATTAAGATTGGGCAAGGACGCTCAGAACTTTTACCTTGGAGGTAAATATGAAATTGTTTAATATACAATACAAATCCACAGAGCATAATAATCTTAATATTGAGGCTGAGACAGAAGAAGAGGCAATAAGAATCTTCAGAGCCCTTGTTGCAAGATACGGTGTTCTTAGTATACACGATGTAAAAGACCATGACCGTTTTAATGGTGATGTTTTTACAGATGCTGTTACAAGTCTCAGAATAAAAGGCGTCAAAGCTAGCAAATAGTTAGGACAGAACAAGGAAGTTCACTTTGGCAGGGCTTAGAGAAATCTAGGTCCTGCTTTTTTTGTGCCTAATAAAATGATACCAGTTATCCGCCGCCGACCTCGTTGCGACGACGATATGAGTACTGAGATATCTCAGTGGTAATAGTAGAGAATATCTTAGATGATAGTATAATTATTTCAAGGTTGAGAGATTACCGCCTATTGGTATACCTTGTAAAAGCAATCAAGCTATCCTGTTTTAAAAGGTAAATTATTATGAAAAAAGATAATTTAAAAAACTTAATGCGCTCTTTTGTGAACGCTAAAAAGAAAGTTAAGGATGTAGCATTAGACATCTTTAATGAGTTAGGACTAGATAACATTTCTAATCTTAAAACATTGGACGCTTGTAAGAATAAAGTTAAAAATGTTTTAAATGAAGTTAGAAGCGATTATATTCCAGAAATTGCTGTACAGCATAGCGAGAATATATCTAGTGAATATAGTTTATTTCTAAATAGAGTAAAAGATGTATTTGTCGCGGATAAGAAAGGCTCTACTAAATTTACTCCTTATCAGTGTTATATGATGAGTAGAAATGATTATAGCAATCTTAGTAAAGAAAAGGCACCTACTAACAAATACAAGGAAGCTGGTGCTAGTCTTAAATCTCATATAAAACCTGTAAGGGATAAAATGAGAGAGCTAGTAGACAATACCAATAGAGAGTTAAAAGCGGAGTTAGTAGAATTGCTTAAAACTCAAAATGGTATTGTTAGTAAGGAAAAACCTAAAACAAAAGCAGGGGAAATTAAAAAAGCGAAGGATGGACTAGATAATGCTAGAAAATCTTTTGAATATTTAGGAGACCTTGAAATGCTGGAGTGGTTAAACACTGCACCTAATAAGGATTATCGTCCTGTGTAATTTAGGATAGCATAAGGAAGTGCATTTTTAGCTGAGTTAGATTAATTTCTAGCTCAGCTTTTTTTTGGCTCAAAATTTTTTGAAACCAGTTACCCACGACGACGACGATACGACACTGAGAAATCTCAGTACTTGTTTTAGTCTGCGTCAAAACTCTATCATTTAAGAAAATCAAATATGACACGAAACACATCACAAAGTGAAACCAGTTATTCGCCGACGACACTATTCACGAACGCTGAGAAATCTCAGTACTCAATGTTCCACGCTGTGAACTTTGTTCCAAAATGCGTTTTTTGGTTGGAACGGATTTTCGTTGTATGGCTAGGATTGTGAGCGTTTGTTCCAATGTTCCAATGTTCCAACAGGGTATATGTCTGGTTTTTCAAAATTACGAGGTCAAGAGGTTATTTTTCGCAGTGCATTCAAGGCTCTCTACACAGACCGTCCTATTTTTCGCTTGGAACATTGGAACAAAACAACATAAACTATACTAACTAAAAAAATATTAATATATAAAACAATAACTTAGCTAACCCCGTTCTCTTTGTTCCGTTCCATTAGTAAAGTTAAAACGCCGTTTTTTTCTGGAACACTTGGAACAACCTTATATATCAATAACTTACACTTTGTTCCAAATCGTGTTCCAACATAACTTTACAAATAGAACGGAACAAAACTCAAAAAACCACGCCGAAAACAGACGCAAACTACAAAATCTGTCATCTAAGAAAACGAAATATGACACAAAACACATCGCAAAAATAAAGTGAAATCGCTTGGGAATTAGTAAAGTTATGTTATAATGGTTGTATAGTGTGAGTAGAGATATTATTTTATGACACTATATAAACTTAAACTTAACGCTGAGAAATCTCAGCACTTGAAAAGAGAGGTAACAAAATGACAAACAAAATAGCAAACAAAGACGCAAGAGAATATATAAATAGATGTGAGGACTTTACAGGTAACAATACTTTTGGGCAGAGAGAAGTAAACCAATATATCGTATATAGTTACAGCACACACTTTCCAATGTATGTCTATGACTACACCACGCAAGAGTGGTACGCAAACAGCGACAAGTATTCACAGACTACATCAAAACACCAATCGCAATGCAGACCTAGTTTTGAGATTGCGAGAGAGTTTAATACAGCAGACCTACAAAACCTTATTGACAGAGGTAGTCTTGCAGAGTGGGTAAAGTGGAAAGCAGTCGCTTAATTATTTAATTGCTGAGAAATCTCAGCACATAACACAGAGAGGTGAAAGATGAGTAAAATAAATAAATTACAAAAAGAAGTAGATGAGGCATTAAGCTTATGTACTACCAATTTTGAAAGAAGTATGTGTAGCCATTTCTTAAATAAAGACCTAGAAGAATATGGATATACCTTGAGTGTATACGATAAAGTAATACCATTGGAGAAAAACTATGAGTAAATATTATTGTAGATGTTGCGAAACACATATCCCTGTAAAACGCGTACAGCTCGGCTATGATACTTGTATACAATGTGGCGAGGAAGAGGCTAGACAAGTAAATCACACAATCGTACCAATGCACAAGTCCAACTATGTCGTAATCAGCGATAAGGCAGACTTGAAAGGTATCAATAACAAAGGGGGGTTATACAGATGAACATATTAACTGATGACTTTGAGGTATCAATTAAGATAACTGTAATGGATACAGCAGGAAACTTTGAGGGTGAGTATCAATCAGAGATACTTGATGACAAAACAGTACATGCAATTATGGAACAAGTAGCGAAAGCGAGAGGGGGTGTCAAATGAATGAATTTATATTGTATATAAAACTAACGATACTTGTACTCATACCCTTATTGGTTATGGTGTCTTGTGGATTAGCTATCTTTATTCATAAGACAGGAGGATTGTAAAGGTTTGGGGATAGTGAGTATCTTTTTTCTTTTTTCATTGCTCACTATCTCTCACTTGCGATATTATTTCGCTTGGTAATATGTAAAGTTGTGGTATACTAATAGAATGAATAAAGAAATTATTAAATGATGTAAAACTAACTGCTGAGATTTCTCAGCACAACAAAACGGAGTAAACTATGAGACTAAAACAAAGTGAGCTAGAGCTCAAAACACCAGAGCATATCATCTCATTGGCAACATCAGGTATGTTAATCTCTTGTGATGTCAATGTTTGGAGTGCAACAAAACAAGACCGAACCATATCAGGCGAGGTTACATCAAGTAAGAAAGCCGACCCTAACGCGGGACGCTTTGTTAAAAACTTACTTGCAGGGGATAAACAACACAAAGACATAATCAACTACCGACAGGCAATATATAATTGGCAGAAACGCAGTACTTTTCGTTGGAACAATGCACAAGATTATCTGTTGTCAGTGGACTTGGAAAAGTTTATGGAAGAGTGGCATAAACACAAAGCAGAGTTTGACAGATTGGTAGATAACTTTTGTATGAACTATGACACTATTAGAGGAAGTATGGCATTTGCTCAGGGTGATATGTACGACCAAGCAGATTATCCACCCGTAGAGGAAGTCAGGCGAAAGTTTGGTTGTGAACTGTATGTGTCAGAAGTGCCAGAGGGCGACCCTCGTTGTCAGATAAGCTACGACTTGGCGAATGACTTGAGAGATAATCTTAGCCGACAGCACAAAGAAAAAGTAAATTCTATTTTATCTCAACAGATAGGTAGATTGACCGAAGTTATGCAGAGTATCTCGCATTGCTGTACCTCGCACAAAGTCAAACTAAAAGATGGCACAGTGAAAGAAAAGAAACGCAAGATATACGATGAAACTTTACAAAAAGCGAAGGACTACTGCAAGTCTTACGCAAACTACGATTTAGCAGACAATGAGGATAATAAGAAACTCAAGTCAGCTATTAAACTCTTGGACGATACACTCAATGGAGTAGACAGTCATACACTTCGTGAGAGTGATGTAGTACGAGAGCAAGTGAAATCAAATGTTGATGAAATACTTAGCAAGTTTGATTTCTAAACTAACTGCTGAGATTTCTCAGCACTTAAAAAACCTATGGAGGGTATTATGTACCAAGTAACGATAGATGAGTTAAGAAAACTCATACCAACAATAAGCAAACAGGATAAGAACAATCCTAGAAAACATATCACACCTATTGTTCAAAGCGAGGCAGGTTGTGGTAAAACAAGTTTACTCAAGATGATTGAGGAGGACTTGGGTGATGGATACGATTACATCTATGTTGATTGTCCAGTGAAAGACTACTCAGACATAGCTATGACTATTCCTAACCACGATACACAGAGTTTGAAACCATATGTAGGTAGTTTATTCAAACTTGATAGTGATAAACCGAAAGTCATACTACTAGACGAGTTTATGAAGTCACCTAAGATGTTACAGGTAATCTTTACTAGACTTATGCTAGAGAGATACATAGGTGATACACCACTACCAGACGGCTCTATTGTGTTTGGTACTTCAAACAATCAGTCAGATGGATTGGGTGATAGTATGTTAGCTCACGCAGGTAACAGGGTGTGTATTTTACAGATGAAGAAACCAGACTCAGATGAATGGTTGCAATGGGCGAACAACAATGGAGTTAATTCATATGTGAAAGCTTTCGTCAGTATGTATCCAGACTGTTTGGCGAGTTACTTAGACGAGGGACAAAAAGAAAATCCTTATATCTTTAATCCTAAGAGAATGGAGTTATCCTTTGTTAGTCCTCGTTCGCTAGAGAAATCATCTATTATTGTAGATAACAGAGAGCTACTAGGTGAGAATGCAACTATGAGTGCATTGGCAGGTACGATTGGTAAAAGTGCGTCGGCTCAGTTCATGGCTATGCTACAACTAGGCGACAAGTTACCAAAGTTTGAAGATGTACTGAAAAAACCAGAGGAAGTACCTATTCCTGAAGAAGTATCAGCACAACTTATTCTAATGTTCCAAGCAACAGATAAGATAAAAACACAGGAAGACTGTACTAACTTTATGAAGTTTGTCCAACGAATACCACAACTAGAAACTCAAGCAGTATTCTTTTCAATGGTATTGAAGAATGACAAAACTAAAATGGTTGCATGTCGTAACAAAACAATCACAGATTGGGCGACTGCTAACCACTACTTATACTAGGAGGAAACTATGAATGAAAATACTAGATGTTTGATTACAGACTTGAAAGAGGGTGAGGACTTTTCTGTACCTGTGTCGCATATACAGCAATGGATAATGGATAACATTGAAGATGTGATAAATGGTCAGTATAGGTTTGATGGAACTTACGAAATAAATAAACAACAGGAGTTAAAACTATGAAACACACAGCAGAACAAAGACTCAAGAGGTCGCATGTTGCGTTGATGAAACACCCTGAAACTGCATTGTACTCAGGTATTATTCTAATGGGTAAGAGTACCATAGATGACAATGTTCCAACTGCATACACAGATGGAGTAAACAAAGTTTATGGTAGGGAGTTTGTTGACAAACTAAATGATGAAGAGTTACGAGCATTGATACTACATGAGAACTTGCATGTTGCATTGAAACATATGAACAGGTTTATGAAAGAGTTTAAAGCAGAACCTCAACTCATTAATGCGTCAGCAGATTATGTTGTAAATGATATAATTGTAAACTTACAAGACAGGGACTTTTGTAAACTTCCAGATGGAGGGTTGGTTGACAGTAAATATCATAATTGGTCAGTGCGACAGGTTTACAATGACTTGAAACAAAAGCAAGACAATGACCCTGATTTTCAACCACAAGACTCACTAGATGAACATGGGTTTGGTGAGGGCGAGGGTAGAAATATGACACCACAAGAGCAGAAAAAACTTAGTGAGGAAATTGACAAAGCATTGCGACAGGGTTCACTACTCGCAGGTAAGCTAGGTGGTAAGACACCACAAGCGATTGAAGATTTACTTACAGGTAAGGTAGATTGGCGAGCCATCCTTAGAGAGTTTATTACCTCAAACACAAGAGGTATGGAAGAACTTTCTTGGCGAAATTACAGTAAGAAACATATCCCTAACGATATTTACTTACCAAGTGCAATCAGTGAAAAAATGGAAGAACTTGTTATTGCGTGGGATACAAGTGGGTCTATCAGTAGTCAGGCAAACGCAGAGTTTGCAGGTGAACTACAACTTATTTGTGAGAATGTAAATCCAACTAAGGTTCGTATCTTATGGTGGGATACAGAGGTCGCAGGTGAGCAAGTGTTCACAGAGGGTAACTATGAGGGTATGGATAAAGTACTAAAGCCGAGAGGTGGAGGTGGTACAGACCCTAACTGTATTCCTAAGTATATCAAAGATAAAAATATCAATGCGTCAGCTATGGTTGTATTTACTGACGGGTATTTCTATGGTGATGTAGATTGGAGTACAGACATATCTACATTATGGTTGGTTACTGAAAATGATAGGTTAGAAGTACCAAAAGGAAAGATTGTTAAACAATATTTATAAACACTGAGATTTCTCAGTAATTAAAAACACTATGGAGGTTTTATTATGTTTGAGAGAGTAAGATTTGAAAGATTAGAAAATGTTCGTAATAACTTTAAACAGATAAGAGGTAGAAAAGCTGAAGAGTATTATTTCTCATTATATAATACTTACGAACGAGGTGGTAATCACGAGATTAGACCTGAGTATAATGAACTTGGTGTGTGTGATAGCTATGTATATAACTATCAAAAGAATGACATACTTCGTATCTATCATAACGATATAGTGCAAATATTAAATGTGGAATATGGTAAGCATATAATGAACGATATGCATGAGTCTTGGGATTATCGCATTAGCCATGAAAAAGCAAGAAATGGTTATGTATTACATCACTTCAATAAAACAGTTGGAAAAAATTATATATATCCTGTTGTAAATGGTATGGCATTTCACATACACACTAATGAAGTCATTACTAAGTATGATGTACATTGTCGTATTGTTAATCGCAAAAAAGCTGAGAAGTCTTGGACTGAAAACGAGCCGAAGTGGTTAGCAGTGCAATCTATGTTTAATACAGTGAATGGTCAGGCGAGACAAGAAATGGTTCGTAATATTCACAAAGAGTATGGATTTGTATTTGGTAAGTGGGATTGGCTAGAGTCTAGACCTTATATACCTTATACACCAGAACACATAGAGGCAGTGAAAAAAGCAAGTGAGATAAGTGCGTTTGATGAAGTGGTTATTGCTATGGGTATGAATGGTTCAAGACTAGATAAAATGAAACAGTCATATAAGCATTACTTAAACGAAGTAAATGATAACTTCAAGATAAAAGTACACCCTTGTGAGAACAAGTATTTTCCGACAAACAAACACATTAAAATAGTAATGAGAGAGGTGAATGATGAAAACGATAAATAATAAAGATATATTACAAGGTACGCACTACAAAGAACTAGAAGTCTTTGTGAATGAGATGTGTGGTAAGTTTGATTTAAAAGTATTAGACGAATGCAGAGTAAAACCGAGTCATTGGTATAATGTTGAATTTCTTCCAATGAACTATGATAGATTTGGTAGTAGATTTGATAAAGATGAATTAGAAAATCTTAAAAATAGAAATTTACCGTCAGGTGTTATTCTAACTCGCAATGGTTTACCTAACTGTATTGTTTGGTTACAAGAAGATGATGATAATGTATTAAGATATTATTACCACACAGCTATACCTATGAGAGAGAAAGATAATAAAGGTTTTATTTTCTCAAAGAGATTGAGTCAACTGATAAAGAAGATACAAACTCATGTAGTGCGTGGACGAAGTATTGAACCTATGTCAGATAATAATCTCATAGCTCGTCTTACAATAGGTGGCTATGGTTCATATAGTTTTTATGATACCTTTGAAAAATTAATCAGTGGTAATGTAAAAAGTATGAAAGCTGAATACAACTCAAAAAATATGGTTGGTGAAACACTTCACTCATTAATGAAAGTCTTAGATGATGACAAAGTCTTTTCTTCAACAGATGAATATTCAAAATACAAAACTAAAGTACAAGAAATAGTAGAGTATTTTGATGAACAAACTGAAAAGATAAAAGAGTCAGAGGGTATAATACAAGCAAAACTTTTTAAACCTTTTCATCTATTTATACAATCACCAGACTATAACTCAAAAAATAATTGTTATGCTTTGCGTGGTAACTTTTATGTGGGAGGTGATACAAAAGAACCACAACTTTATATTTTTAAAGACAGTGTGCAATATTGTGATAGTATAGAAGACTACAAAGATTATGATAGTATATGTGGTAGACTTACTATGTTTAAAAATGTGTACCCTGTTGATGAAACAAAAGGTGAACTATCAAACTTGATAGAACGAGACCAATACAATTATAAAGGAAATAAATTTGATGACGCATTAGACATGGGTTACATGTATTTTGGTAACGCATCAACTAATATATTCTTTGTTTTTGAGTAGGAGTTAAATGGGATTAGTTTTACCAGAATTTGAATTTGAACCAATAACCTCCAAGGTTGAGGGAAGTATGTGTGTGCCAATAGTGTTAGACATGAAAGGCATCTACAATGTTTATGTGGGTAAAGATACAACTAGACGATACAAACAAGAACAACTTCCCTCTTTTATCCTATCTAAAATTATCATAGCTAAAGAACTTAGCACCAATCCTAAACTTAAATCTGTTTATTCAATCCCTTCTAAATATCAACTCTTTACTTGTCCAGAAGATGGTATAGAGAGCATTTCTTGGAAGATTTCTGATAGCATATATGTTATAGTCTTGACCAAACAAGAACTATCCGAACTCAAAGGTACAAGGATTGACACCAGAAAAGAAAGTCAAAGAGAAAGTCAAAAAAATTCTTAAAAACTTGAGCTGTTATTATTGCATGCCTGCAACAGGTGGCTATGGCTCTAGTGGTGTGCCAGACTTCATCATATCTTATCGTGGTAAATTTATTGGTATTGAATGCAAAGCCAATGGAGGTAAACCAACTGCATTACAAAATAAACACTTAGCTGATATAAAAAATTCATTAGGTCAGAGTTTACTTATTGACGAAACAAATGTTGATATGCTAGACTGTTTGATACTTTCAGGTGAAAGCAACATCTGATAATTAAAATAAAAAGCTGAGAAATCTCAGCACTTAAACTATGAGGAAAGGAAATGAATATATTTGTATTAGACGAAGAGCCACGTACTTGTGCTGAGTATCATTGTGATAAACATGTGGTAAAGATGATACTAGAAACTGCTCAAATGATGTGTACTGTACTTAACGAACTGGGACACAACACACCTTATAAATCAACTCACAGTAAGCACCCTTGCACTTTGTGGCTAAAACAATCACTAGCTAACTACAACTGGACATTGCGTTTAGTGAAGTATTTAAATCGTGAATATCAAGAAAGATATAATAAAACGATAGAACACAAGTCGTGGGGCGTGGTGCGTTCTCTACCAACAAAGATATTATTACCTGATACAGAACTCACACCGTTTGCTCAAGCTATGCCAGATGAATACAAAAATGTTGACCCTGTGATAGCATATCGTACATACTACATCAACGACAAAAAAGGTTTCGCCACTTGGAAAAACAAAGTACCTGCGTGGTGGACAAACACTGAGAACTGGTATCGTACCGAAGGAGTCGTTTCAAAATGAAAAAACCTAAAACAATAAGTGATATTATAAAACCAGACTTATATAGCTCTTTAAATCCACAAGATAAATTTAGATTTCTTATGCTATATGTACAACAAAATAAAAACTTAAATGACAATCAACACGAGGCGGTGTTGAAAATGACCGAAGAAGAATTTAAAAAACTAGAGAGAGGTGAAAATGCCTAGAGGGTCAATATACACATCAGAACAAATAGATAATATTATAAAAAGAGTTGAACAATTTAAAGAAGAAAACTCAGACGCAACACGAGCTAGTCTTGCAAGGTACGCAGGTTGTGATATTTCGGTGTTGAAAAGATTAGAAAAACAAGGCAAACTAGAACTTCCAAAGCCTTTGACTAGACAACAAGCAAGAAAAAGAAGAACAATAGATTGGGCAAAAACATTAGGAAAATTAAGATAATGGTTGATGAAGTAGATATAGCAAATAAAAATGTAGAGAGAGAAATAGAAACTGCATTAAAAAATATTAATATCACAATACCAAAAAATGAAACAGGAAAGTGTTTTTATTGTAAAGAAGATATAACAGACGAGAGAAGATGGTGTAACGCAGACTGTAGGGATAACTATGAAAAAACAAACAGAAACGCATAATTATAGTTTAAGAAAACATTATGACGAGCAAGTGTGTCATAAGTGTGGGGCAAAGGCTAGATTTAAACACAAAGGTATTTGGTGGTGCTCTTGGGAAAATTTATTAGGGGAGTACAATCTAGTTGGTAAATGCAAAAAAGAAAAACAGGAGAGAAATTATGCGGAAAGATAAAATATATATTAAAACTGTTGAGTTAGACGATTATGAGTTTATTAAAAGACTTAACGAAATAATAAAAAAATTAAATTTAGAAGAAAAAATGAAAGTAGATGAAAACGGAGTTGAAATTATTTTAGGAGACTGGAATCCAGAGGAAACAGAGGAAATATTTGCAACCTTAAGTGACTATGTAAAACATGGAAAAAGTAACCACTGATGAAAATCATAACCATTGATTTTGAAACATATTATGATAGTGATTTTAGTCTATCTAAACTAACTACTGAGGCATACATAAAAGACCCACGATTTCAAGTTATTGGATTTGGTGTTAAAGTAAATGGTGGTCCTACTAAATGGTATACAGGCACACACGAAGAACTAAAAGAAAAATTAGACTATTATAAATTACAAGATAATGCAGTATTATGTCACAACACTATTTTTGATGGTGCAATATTATCTTTTATTTTTGATATAACTCCTAAACTTTATCTTGATACTTTATCAATGGCTCGTTCATTACATGGTATCAATGTAGGGGGTTCACTTAAATACCTCGCTGAAAAATATAACATAGGACAGAAAGGTACAGAAGTCTTAGACGCAAAGGGTAAAAAATTAGAGGACTTTGAACAAGATGAACTAGACCGATATGGTCAATATTGTATTAATGATGTGGAACTAACCTATGAGTTATTTAATAAATTAGCTTATCCTGATGGAGAATATGGACTAAAAGAGTTTCCAAGAACAGAGATACAATTAATTGACATAACTATAAGAATGTTTACTCAACCTCGTTTACAAATCAACGACGCAGTCTTGATAGACAGACTAGAAGAAGTAACCACAGAAAAACAAAAACTTTTAGATGGTTTGAAAGCAAAACTAAACTGCGAAACAGCAGAAGAAGTGAGAAAGAAACTTGCTAGTAATAAACAGTTTGCAGAACTGTTAGAAGATTTAGATGTTGTCATTCCTTTAAAAGTATCACCAGCGACAGGCAAAGACACATTTGCTTTTGCAAAAACCGATAGAGGGTTTATTGAACTACAAGAACACGAAGACCCATTAGTACAAGAACTTTGTGCAGTTAGATTAGGTACAAAGTCAACGATAGAAGAAACAAGAATAGAGAGATTCTTAGACATTGGGTGTCGTAACAACGGTAAGTTACCTATACCGTTAAAGTATTATGGTGCTCACACAGGTAGATGGTCAGGTTCAGACAAAGTGAACTTCCAAAACTTACCGAGTCGTGACGCAAAAAAGAAAGCTTTGAAGAATGCTATTATACCGCCGAAAGGTAATGTTATATTAAATGTTGACTCTTCACAGATTGAAGCTCGTATACTTGTTTGGTTAGCAGGGCAAGAAGATGTTACACAAGAATTTAGAAATGGTGAGGATGTGTATGCAAACTTCTCTAGCAAAGTGTATGGCAGAAAGATTACAAAGAAAAATAAAGAAGAAAGATTTGTAGGAAAGACCTGCACACTTGGTTTGGGATATGGCACAGGTTGGAAGAAACTACAACACACATTAGAAACATCTGGTCAAGTTGCGAAGCTATCTGAGGATGAATGTAGAAACTTAGTAAAAATATATCGTGAAGTAAACTACAAAGTTATAGATTTATGGAAAGAGTGTGACCGAGCATTAGAGTTTATTTCAAACAGTACCGACGAAGGCTACTACTTAGATAAACATAAATGTCTTCATATAGAAAAAGGTCGTATCAGATTACCTAATGGTATGTGTATATACTACCCTAATTTAAGATGGGACGCTTCTCAACCTCAAGGGGAGTTTGTTTATGACTCTCGTAGAGGAACAGTTGGTATATGGGGTGGGTCAGTTGTGGAGAATGTGGTGCAAGCGTTAGCTAGAATAGTCATAGGTGAACAAATGATAAAGGTCTCCAGAGAGTACCCTGTTGTGTTGACTGTACATGACGCAATCGTTTGTGTTGCACCAGAAGAAGAAAAAGATATAGCACTAAAAAGAATTATGGAGATAATGTCTGAGCCTCCTGAGTGGGGTAAAGATTTACCTATCGCCTGTGAGGGTGGCTATGCAGATAATTATGGGGATTGTTAAATGGCAGTAGCCAAAGTAAGACAGAATGATATATGCAAAGACTTACTTATGAAAAGAAAGAAGATGGGTGAGTTGGATGCAGAAACACTTACTAAGTTTAGAAGATACGCAAGAAATAAAAAAGCTCAGTTGTTTGAAGAGGGTTATGTAGATGATGAACACGAGTATTGGTTAAGACATTATTGTGCGAGTTGGCTAAGAGATAAGAAACCTAGTCGTATGGACAAGAGTAATAAACGCAGAAGAAACTGTCCAACACACAAGAAGAAAGCTAAAGTTGCAAAGTATAAAAGAATGAACTTAAACACTTGGGGTTTTACTGAGTCAATGTGGAATAATTATGCCTTTGCTGATATGAGAAGAAAATATCCTAGACGAGTGATGTGGAAAACTCGTAAGGAACTTTATATATGGTTAATTAAACAATTAAAAAAGCAAGGTGGTCGTTCTGCTTACCGTAATAAAAGAGGTGTTTATCCAAAGATGACAATGATAAGAGATGGAAACTTAACACCAAAAGAAAACTTTTTAATAGATACTAATTTAAGTATAGATAGAATACTACCAGATAAATTTTATATAGAAGGAAATATGGTCTTGTGCCAAAGACAACAGAACAAAGATAAGAATGCAATACATTTGTTGCAAACAGAAGATGTTGTGAAATTACAAAGGAAAGCTACAAAACAATTTTTAAGAAGTAGAAAGTTGTAAATATATGTAATCTATGACACTATTAGCTAACTACAACAAACAAGAGAATAATATGACAGACTTTACTTGGAGTTATTCATCTTTAAAACAATATCAAAACTGTCCTAAACAATATCAAGAAATAAAAGTATTAAAAAATTACATAGTAAAAGAAAGTGAAGCTATGATTTATGGTAAAGAAGTACACACTGCATTAGAAGAGTATGTCAGAGATGGAAAACCTTTAGCAAAAAATTACCAACGATTTAAAAAGTATGTAGACCGATTGATTGCTATTGAAGGTGAAAAATATGTTGAGCATGAAATGGCACTTAAATATGACAGAACTCCTTGTGATTTTCATGATGAAGATAGATGGGTAAGAGGTATCGTTGACTTATTAATAGTTGATGGAAATTATGCTTTTATCATTGACTATAAAACAGGTAGTAAAAAATATCCTGACCCAAAGCAGTTAAGGTTGATGGCACTTATGACTTTTACTCACTTTCCTGATGTGCAGAAAATAAAAGCAGGTTTATTATTTATTATGCACGATGCTTTTGTCACGGAAGAATATCATAGAAGAGATATGGATAACTCATGGAAAGTTTTTGAACAACCACTTAAAAGACTAGAAAAGTCTTATGAAACAGACACTTGGCAACCTAATCCTACACCGTTGTGTGGGTGGTGTTCAGTAGATAGTTGTGAATTTAACACCAAGTAGTATAATATAGACATGCCATATGTAAATAAAAAAAGACCTTATAAGAAGGAATATCAACAGCAGAAAGCCAGAGGTGAGCATAACAACCGTATGGAACGTCAACGTGCTCGTCGTAAAATAGATAAGACTGGTAAAGACGCTAACAAAAATGGTAAAGCTGATAAGCGTGAAGGTAAAGATGTATCACATAGAAAAGCATTATCTAAAGGTGGTAAAAATAAACACGGTGTTACTATTCAATCTAAATCTAAAAATCGTTCATTTAAAAGAAACTCACAGCGTAAGCTAGTGTCAGAAACAAGTAAAAGGGAGAGAAAAGGTGCCACTAAAAAAAGGTAAAAGTAAAAAAGTAATTTCTGAAAACATTAGAAAAGAAATTAAATCAGGTAAGCCTCGCAATCAAGCAATAGCCATTGCATTATCAAAAGCAAAAGTAAAAAAGAAAAAAAGATAGTAAATTAGTAGTTGACTTTCTATATTGAGGGTGTAAACTGTAATTCTTACGAGAGAGAACATACAATGTATGAGTGAGAATAATGAACCTTATTGATAATAAAATATTAAAACTAAAACTACGAGACGAATCAGCAGAACTAGTAAAAGAATATATTGAAAGAAGTGAAATACTTTCAAGAAGTAAAGATGGTATAAATGAAGTAGCTATTTACTGGGGACTTGATGAAGTAACTACACTTAATCAACTGATAAAACTAAATAAAAATATACCTTCACCTATCACTAAAGAATATAATTGGCCAGGTTTATACAAACCGTTTGACCATCAACGACTAACATCTGAATTTTTATCTGTACAAAAAAGAGGTTTCTGTTTTAATGAAGCAGGTACAGGTAAAACATCATCAGCATTGTGGGCGGCTGACTATTTAATGAATAAAGGTAAAGTTAAACGAGTACTAATTATATGCCCTTTATCTATTATGTACTCAGCATGGCAGGCAGATATATTTAATACTTGTATGCACAGAACTTCACAAGTTTGTCATGGTACAAAAGACAAACGACAAAAGATAATAAATAGTGAATATGAATTTATCATAATAAATTATGATGGTGTAGCGATTATAAAAGATGAAATTAAACGAGCTGACTTTGATTTAATTATTATAGATGAAGCTAACGCATACAAATCAACTTCAACGAGCCGTTGGAAAACATTAGCTAAAATATTAACACCTCGTACTAGAATGTGGATGATGACAGGAACTCCTGCATCTCAATCGCCAGAAGACGCATATGGTCTTGCTAGGTTAGTATGCCCAGACAATGTTCCTAAATTTAAAACAGCTTGGCGTGATAGAGTAATGTACCAAATATCTAGGTTCAAATGGATACCTAGACCTACATCAAAAGATGAAGTTTTCAAAGCTCTTACACCAGCAATACGATTTGCAAAAGATGAATGTCTTGACTTACCAGAAGTAGTTTATCAAACAAGAGACGTAGAACTCACAGCACAAGCTAAGAAATACTATAAACAACTAAAAAATCAAATGCTTATTGAAACAGCAGGTGAACAAATATCTGCTGTGAATGCAGCTTCGGGTATGAATAAATTACTACAGATATCAGGTGGTGCAGTATACACGGATACAAAAGAAACAGTTAAATTTGATATTAAACCAAGACTAAATGCGTTACTAGAATCAGTACAAGAAACTACAAATAAGTTACTTATCTTCGTACCATACAGACACACCATAAACATAGTGTCAGAGTTTCTATCAAAGAATAATATAACAAACGAACTAATACATGGTGATGTTAGTGCTACAGAAAGAGCTCACATCATTAACCGATTTCAAACATCAGATGAACCTAAAGTTCTTGTGATACAACCACAGTCAGCTTCTCACGGAGTGACACTAACCAAAGCAGATACAGTTGTGTTTTGGTCTCCTGTGATGTCCGTTGAAGTTTACTTACAATGTATCGCTAGAATGGATAGGGTTGGGCAGAAGAATAAAATGACAGTTGTTCATCTGCAAGGGTCTGATGTTGAAAAAAGAATGTATGCCATGCTACGAGGTAAAGTAGACCAGCATACTAAATTAGTTGACTTATACAGAGAGGAATTAGAGTCATGAGTGAAAATAAGATGGATAAGATAGTTGAAACCTATCTTAAAATTAGAGATGAGAAAAATAGACTCACAAGAGCGTACGAGGCTAGAGATAAAGAATTAGCTGCTGACCTTGCGTCTATTGAACAAGTCTTACTAACTTCTTGTAATGATATAGGTGCTGATAGTATTCGTACAGAACTCGGCACAATCATCAAGAGCACAAAAGAAAGTTTCGTTTGTGGGGACTGGGATAACTTTAAAAAGTATATTCTAGATAACGAAGCTGTAGAATTATTACAGCAGAGAATCCACCAATCAAACTTTAAAGAGTTTTTAAGTAATCGTGAAGATGAAGGGTTGCCACCTGGAATTAGTAGTATGCGAGAATTTAAAATAACAGTCCGTAAATCAAGTAAATAAAGGAGAAACGAAATGAGTGACGATTTAATTACCATTTTACAACAAAATCCAGCTGTTGTACAAAAAGGTCTGGATGAAGATACCCTTGCTGTCGCAGGTGGGGGTGGTGGAGATACCACTAAACGAATATCTATTCGTGGAAAAAACTTTCATAAAGTAGTAAACGGTAAAGAAATATCTACCGTAGAAGATAACCATATGAATGTAATCATAGTTAAAATGGCACACGCAGCTGCTAGAACTTACTACACAGAGAGTTATCAAGAGGGTAAAAAAGTAGCACCTGCTTGTTGGTCAAGTGATTCAAGAGTGCCTGACCCTGAAGTGACTACGCCTCAAGCAAAGTCATGTAACGAATGTCCTATGAGTGTTAGAGGCTCAGGTACAGGCGGTACAGGCTCAGCGTGTAGACTATCTTGGAGGATAGCTGTTGTGTTACCTAATGACCCATCAGGTGATGTAATGCAAATGGTTTTACCTGCTACTTCAGCGTTTGGTAAAGAGGACTCAGGTAAATGGCCTTTCAGACCTTATGTGCAAATGTTAGCTAACAATAATGTTAGTGCTGGTAATGTGATAACTAGAATGCAGTTTGACCCTAAAGCTTCTGTACCTAAGTTATATTTTTCACCAGCAGCTGCTGTTAGACCTGAAGATATGGAGATATTAAAAAGACAATCTAAATCAGCGGCAGCTGAGGCAGCTGTTAAGATGACTGTGTATCAAACTGATACTAAGTCAGACGAAGCTCCAGCTCCAGCAGCTGTAGAGCCTACTGCAAAGAAAAAGGTAAAAGCTGAATCTGATGATGTAAGTGAACCTGAAGTTGTTAATCAGGATAAAAAAGCGTCAGCAGAGAAAGCTAATGATATCAATGAGTTAATGGATAAATGGGGTGTAAAAGACTAAGGAGGTGATAATGGCTAGGCCATATAGTGATAAACTATTAATCCACCTGTCTAATGCAGACCCAGAGAGAGTTGGTATACAATTAGCGAAGTTGTGTATAGAAGCTAAGTTACCAGCATCAGCTATCGCTGACTACTTTGATGTTTCAAGAATGGCAGTGCATGGATGGTTTCGAGGAAATTACATAAGAGAAAGTAGATGTATATTGATTCGGAAGTTTATGAAACAAATAAAAAACGATTTGGATGATGGGGTCTTACCTACAAAGACTCAAGTTCAAGCAAAGAAATATTTAGAAGAAATGAGAGATGATAACTAAATTTTATGAAAAAATATTACCAACACAGGGAAACAAATACTGTGTAGCATGGACTACTGGTAAAGGAATGAATCATGAGTGGGTTGACTCTATAGCAGAGATAGAACCTACTATAAATGATTTACAAAGCCGACACAGTAACATCAATGTGTATGTTGCAATGTCTTCCTTTCAGGGTCAAAGCCGATTGGCTAAGTATGCTACGCATAGAAAAGCTTTATTTGTAGATTTAGATGTAGGGGAAGATAAAGCTGCGTCAGGTAAAGGATATGCTACAAAAGAAGAGGCGAAGAAAGCCTTAGATGAATTTGTACAGAATACTTTACTACCCCCTGTGATAAAGGTTGATTCAGGTAATGGTATTCATGGTTATTGGCCTCTTGAAAAAGATTTGACTATTGAAGAGTGGGAGCCGTATGCAACTAAGTTTTTTGACTTTTGTTTACAACATAATTTAATAGTTGATTCTTCTGTTATGTGTGACGCTGCTAGGATTATGAGAAGTCCTGAAACTACCAACTATAAAAAAGGTAAAGAACCAGCTACAGCTAAAGTTATAACTGAAGATATAAAAGAGTATCCTCTTGAGATTATAAGTGATTTACTCGGTGATGTTGAACCGTCAGTAGAGAATATCTTAAAAGCTGCTAGAAGTCCTCTCACTGAAGACCAAAGAAAAGCTTTGAAGTTAGATAATTTTCAATCTTCTTTTGCAACAATAGCTAAGAAAAGCTTATCTGATAATGGTGGTTGTCCACAGATAAAACATATACTAGTTAATGCTACTACTTTAGAAGAGCCTATGTGGTACGCAGGGTTGTCTATTGCTCAACATTGTAAAGATAGAGATACAGCTATTCATATAATGTCTGAAAATCATAGAGACTATGACCCTGAAATAACAGAAGCTAAAGCTACACAGTCTCAAGATAAACCTTTTTCTTGTGAGAAGTTTAATGACTTAAATCCAAGAGGGTGTGAGGGGTGTACACATAAAGGTAAAATAACTAATCCATTAGCCATAGGCAAAGAGTTTGTACCCGCTCCTCCAATAGAGTTAGACCCAGTAGAGCAAACTAAAGAAGGTGGTGCTTTGATTTCTCTCGGTGGATTACCTAAAGACTTATATCCTTTTGTGTATGGTGGTGCAGAGGGTGGTATATATTTTGAGCATCCAGTGGAAGTAGATGAAGATGGTCAGCCTCTTCCTCGCAAAAAGCCTGTCTTGGTTTCACCATATGACTTGTATCCTACTAACAGAATATATAGTCCAACAGAAGGTGAGTGTTTAAATATGAGATATCATCCACCTCATGATGAACCAAGAGACTTTATGATGCCAATGGCACACTTATATATAGTAGAAAAATTTAAAGAAATTATATTGAAGAATGGAGTATTTTATGACCCTAATAATCAACAAGGGAGATATCTAATGACATATATTTATAGATGGGGAGATTATTTATTATCTAAAAGCAAAGCAGAAATCATGAGAACACAAATGGGTTGGACTCCAGATAAGAAAGCTTTTGTTATAGGTAACAAAGAAATAGACTCAAATGGGAATGTTGTTAATAGTCCAACTTCTCCACTATGTAAAGGCATAGCTCAACACCTTACTACTGAGGGAAGCTATGATGAATGGAAAGCTACGGCTAATAAACTTAACACACCAAGTTTAGAACTACACGCTTTTACTATGCTAACTGGGTTTGGTTCTGTAATTATGGACTTCACAACTACTAACGGTATGACAGTGTGTTTGACAGGGACTGATTCAGGTTCAGGTAAAACAGGTGCACTACAAGCAGCTTTGAGTATATGGGGTAATCCTGAAGCATTGAAGCTACAACAAGGTGGTGCTACAGAGAACGCATTGACAGCTAGATATTTGACATTTCACAACCTACCGTTTGGTTTAGATGAGGTAGGTAACATAGAAGGTAGAGCGTTATCTAATCTAATACATAAGATATCAAATGGTAAAGCAAAGGCACGTATGCAAGCTTCAACAAATGCTGAGAGGGAGTATGAGATGTCCGCATCACTAATTGCTTTGTTTACGTCTAACCATTCATTGTATAACACACTACAAACTGTGAAGAAGAACCCACACGGAGAGGTTGCTCGTTTACTAGAAATAACTGTAAACAAGCCTAAAATATTTTATGATGACCCAACTGCAGGTGCGTCAGTGTTTCAACCTTATAATCACAACTATGGACACGCAGGGTTAGACTTTATATCTAAGCTATTTAAATATTCTCCTGATGAAATACGTAGTAGGATTGACAAGTGGTTAGTAAAGTTTAAGAAAGACTTTGGTGATGATACTACTTATAGGTTTCATGAGAACATGGTAGCTTGTACTTTTGCTGCAGGTGAGATAGCCGTTGAAAATGATATAGTTAATTTAGATTTGACTAGAATATATCTAGCTACTGTCAGTGAGCTTATAAATATCAGAGATAACGTCATAGGACGTATCAATGTGGTGGATTACGAGAGCATCCTTGGAGAATATCTTAACGCACACAATACTAACATCCTGGCACTTGAGGTGAACGAGAATAACCGACTTAATCAAGAGCCAAGAGGTGAACTATTAATACGTGCAGAGATTGACACAGCTAAGATGTTTATAGAAAAGCGTCACTTCAGAGAGTATCTTGCCAAATCAGGTATAAGTGTGTCTGATTTTGTACTCAAAATGAAAGCAAAGGGTTATAACATACGAGACCATAAGCGTCGTATGGGTACAGGTTGGAAAGCTGCTACAGGATTTAGCTCAGTGATGACACTTGAGATTGATACTACTAAGTTTATAGAAGACTTGATACAGGAGAGCAATGAGACTGAATGACGAGCCAGAATGGAACTTCCCTCTAGAATGGATGCAAGTGGGGGAAAGTTTCTTCATACCAACATTGAAGCCATCATCTATGATATATGCTATTGATAGTGGTGCTAAACGAGCTAAAGTAAAAGTCAAAATATTTCAGACTATGAAAGACGATGTGATGGGTGTTAGAGTATGGAGAGTTAGATAATTAGATATCATTAGGTATTTCTTGGTCAATCATATTTACCATTTGTCTTCTTAACATTTTTCTATATTCTTCTAATGGTTCTAGTAATACTTTTTTCATTTTCCTATCTATAGTAGCATCTCTTTTTATCTTATTTATTTGTGCCTGTACTTGGTTAACTTTTGCTTTACTTTGATTATATAATTTTATAATAGTTTCAGCATTTGGATTTTCTTGTAGTATCTCATAATATAATAATGGGTTAGTATTTTTAAATAGGTTTACTTTTGATTCAAGTTCTGAAAATTTCAGACCTGCTTTAGCAAATCTTCTTTGGTCTATATCAGAATACCTACTAAAAAAACTATTAAATATTACAGTATCAAACTTAGCTTCAAAATCTTTTTTACCTGTTGCAGTTAAATAAGTGCTATATAAATTTTGAAAAATAGTAGCAAGACCATCTGCGTAATTATTTGCAAAAAAATACATTATATTTGGGTCAAAATCATATTCACCAGGTTCAAGACCAAAAACATCACCTTGTACTATCGCTTGTGCTAAATCTTGAAACATAGGTGGAGTACTACCGAGTGTTTGATAAGCACTACCATAACGTCTAGATGTTGATAAACTAGTAATAGGACTACCAAAAGCATTAGTATTTGTACTATATTCAAAAATTGGTCTTAACATAGTAGGTACTGCAGTATCCATAAACCACATAAGAGGCTCTTCAGTTGGTGACATTTTTGAAACAGGAATAGGTGCAAAAGAATCAAGCATAATGTTTAACATATTCCCAACTATTTCTATCTTTTCATTTTCATTAGAAAACGCTAATGCGTAAGTTTGTGCACCAAGTGCAGGTAAACCACCTAAACCAAAACCCCATGGAAATTGTAAAACATCATTATCATTACCTGTAAAAGCACCTATTGGTAATCTTAGATATCTAGTCCATCTTGCAAAATCATCATCAAGTGTTTTATTACCTTCTTCACCATCAGCGGCAGCTGCACTTGCTAAAGTTGCAAGACCAACCAAAGTATATCCTACACCGAAACCTACAAGCATCATTGTTGAAGCTCTTTGTCTTGCTATCTCATAATTTTTTTCAAACTCTGCTAATCTTTCTGGATTATTTAATGTAACAGGTGATAAAGATTTTTTAGCTGTTTCTACACTTATAAGTGCTGGTGCTATTGATTGAGCTGCTCTAGCCGCACCTGTCATAGAGGCACGGAAAAACATAAACCAAGCTCCTAATTCTCGTCCAGAATATCCCATTTTCTCAAAGTTTGATAAATTTTTTGCATATGCCGCAGCTGTTTGATTAGCAGCATTCATTACATTTTCTGAAACTTTATTTTTAGGAGTACCATATGCGTTTTTAGCTAAATAATTATCTTTTCTTGTTTGGAAAACTGATACTCTTACTGCTAACTCAAATGCACCCATATAAGTATCTGCTAAGTCATAAAGAATTTGTCTACTTACCGCAACTTTATTTTGTCCTATTGCTGCTAGTTGTTGTTGGAATGCGGCCTGATTTGATAAAGAAGACATCATAGCTACCATACCTCCTTGGTCTAAATAATCCATCATAGCTAATCCATAGGGGTTACCCTTTTTATCTAGGTCTCTAGCATATTTTCTTGCTCCATTAACATCACCTCTGATATATTTACCTACAATTTTACCTGTGTGAAATATATTACCATCAGTGATACCTCTAGCTATATTATTAACATATCCAGCCATATCTGCATATCCTAAATCTGCCCCTGTAATATATAAGTTTGTAACAAAATCACGAGCAAAGTTAAGAGGAGCAAATTTAATATTAAATCTGGTATGAAGTTGTCCTATAAGTCCTGTGACTGTATTACCAATATCTAATAGTAAATTTTCCTGTCTAGGTAAACCTCTAATAGCAGCAACATCTCTTTCGTCTTTTACTGATAAAATTACTAAAGAGCCATCTGGTTTGAAGTGTACGAAAGTATTATTTTTATTTAATAATTTTTCTATGTCAGGGTCATTTCTGTGTCGTTGTTCAAAAGTAAATTCACCTTCTACTTTAGCATTTAGAATATTTCCTGTTTTTTCTTTTTGTTCTTTTTCATCAAAATATTTATCATCTCGTAATGCAGTATTGTAAAGAGATGTTGTAAAACCTATTCTACCTGCTCTTGCAGCTGCCATACTAGCATCTACTATTACTTGAGAAAATGGGTCAGCAGGTACTTTTTGAGAACCTTCCATAGCAGCAGGTAAATCTTTAAGTCTAGTTGATAACATACCACCACCTGAATCATCTATTAATGCTTCTATAGCTGAGTCCATATCTTTCTTTAAATACCTACCTTTTAAAGGTATATAATAATCAAACCCATACATATCAATAAGATTTCTAGATTGTACAGGAGCAAAATTACCTAACTGATTTAAGTCTAGTATACCTTTTATACCATTAGGTACTTCTTGTGTTTTTTCATGCCCTTTTTGTATTACATTCATTTGTTTCTGTACATCTACAAGTGCCTCATATAACTGAGGATTAGTAGACTTTAGTGCATCTAATTCATTTCTATAACGAACACCTGTATCATAATCAAAAAGAGTTGAGTCATATGTAGAACTTTTTATATCCACTGGCACAGGATTTCTTGGAGTTGGATTTTTTCCAACATATCGTTTACCTAACTTACCATCTGTATAACCATTTTTTGGGTCGGTTAAATATAAAAGTTGTTTTTTATATTGCTCTAACTCTACTTTATCTATTTTAGCTTTGCTGTCAGTTATAATATTCATGATATCTTCTCTGTGTTGAGCAGGAGTTTTCTCAACAGTTTTTCCATCTTTTTTTGTATAACGAATCGTTTTATTTTCAGCATCTAAAGGCACCGAAAGCATATGTATAACTTCACGTCTTTCGTATTCATGTTGAGCCATTAACAATCTTTGTAAATAACCTCTTGCTTGGTCTGGAGTTGCTTTAGGATTCTGCTCCATATAAAGTTCTGTATATTTTTTAAGTGCTTTTTCATAATTTCTCATAATAGGTAACAAAGCTTTTAAGTAATTATCTGATACACCATTCATTAAAGTAATTTGTTCATAAAAATTATTAAAACCTTCCTCACCTATTATTAACATACCATTTTTTCTCATTTCCTCTTCTTTAATTTTAAGAGGGTAAGAAATATCAACAAATTTTTGTTGTACTTTAGTCACACTGTCTTGGAAATTTGTAAAGAATTTTTTAATTGATGCACCAAGTCTAGCAGGTTTTCCTTTAGATTCTTGATATGTATCTATAAATAAAGCTTCATGCTCAGCGGGATTTAATTTTTCAGCTGGGATAGCTACGTCAGTATCTTCTTTTAATGCTAATCTCTCACTAGGATTTATAAGCTCGTCAATTATCTGTTTACTTTTACCTTCTTTTAATAAATTATTTGCTCTTATTGTTGCTATTTTCCTACTTATTTTTATTCTTTGTTTCGGACTTAATCTTGTAGGTGTCACTCCATAAGTAACTAATCTATCACTTGTTTTTAATAAGTCATCTAATAATGAATCTTGAGATGATGGTACAGTTATTCTTGTTCCTATTAATGATTTAAATAAATTTATAATATCACTTAGTAAAGACATAAATCTATTTCTTGGTTGTGTAACGCTAGGTATACTTTGTAAAAAATCTTTGAAGTCATTATTAGAATATGCCTCTGCAATAAATTCTTGCACATTAGTAAGTCCGTAATATTTTTCACCTCTTTGCCTAGCCACTTGTCTAGCTCTGTCAATTATACTTGTAATTTGTTGAGCTTGTTCTATAGTAATAAATTTAAAACCATATACTGTAGCTGCATGGGAAAGTTCGTGTAATAATGTCTTAATTGATTCTTCAGAGTCTAGTTTACCTAATATAAATACATTGTTACCTTTTAAATTTATTCTCCCGCTTTGTGCTGGACTTAAATACCTACCGAGAGCAACACCTTCTAAAACTATTCCTGGCTCTCCTCTTGCTTTTAATTCTTTACGCTCCATAGCTAACATTTCTTTTTCTGATACTACTTTGACATTAACATCACCCATGTTAGGTACAGTTGCTAATCTAGCTGTTAAATTTTTAAATAACTCTAGTTGCTGAATATACTGATTTCTTTGGTTTGTAGTAAGAGGTTTGTTAGTATCATTATGTAGTATAGGCTTGGTAGTATCTCTAGCCACTCTTAACATTTTATCAATTAAGGGGCTAATATTTCTTAAAGCATCAGATGCATTTGAAGACTTTTGTAATATACGTTTAGCTTCAGAGTTAGTTACTGGGTTATATCCTTTAGTTGTAAGTTTAAAATCTGGCCCCAATATATCGTTATCATAGTTAACATATTCTTCTAAAATATCATCTATTGTATCATCACTTAAACCTTGTCCAGTTAAGTCACTTTTTATATTATCAAGTGTTTTTTCAACTTGTTTTTCTACTTTATTATTTTCTTTCTTTGTTTCTTCATCTGATTGTATTCCTGATTCCATAACGTTTACTTCTTCTGAATCATAATTATCATCTACTCTTTGTGCTTGTCTTTGCAGATTTGAAGTTACTTTTGCTCCAACTGTAGGTGGTTTAAAAGTTTTTACTTCACTGTCTATATAAGACTTATCACTATTTGTTCTTTTTAAATAATCATCAAGTATTGGAGAATCGTAAAACTCTTTTCTAATTTTTCCACGGTCTTCCGCTTCCTTTTTAAGTTTTTTAGCATCTGCTAATCTTGTTTTTTCAGATTCTGATAATTCTTTTTGTTTTTCAAGCTCCCCTATGGTTTTGTTATAATTTTTAATATCTGCTGTATCCATACCCTCTTCAAAAATATATTCATTAATATTATTTTCTATAAGCTCGTTAGCAGAATTAGAACTAGAAAAAGGGTTA